TTCGTTGGATTTAAATCTTCGATTGTCTTGATTTCTTTTATGCAGCCTTTCGGTATCGACATAAGGTTGCAGCACTGTTCGGGGTCAAAGCCGTAGTTTTGGGCCACGACGATATAGTTTTTATCTTCCTGCACCAATGCACCATAGGTAAAGATTGATAATGGCTTTACATCGTCCCAATTGTCAATATCTGCTTTCATCAACCAATTATGGTTAGATGCACAACTGTCAATCCATTCAACTTTAATTATTCTCATAAATCTTATTTGCTGAATAAATCCGTTCCAGTTTTAACTCACTGATTCTGAACACCTCTTTATTTGACGGTAATTTGATTTGACAACCTTTTTGACCACTTTTTTGTTTGCTCACCTTATTTATGAGGTGACCAAATTCTTATAGATTCTTCAAGTATCTTTTAGCTTTTCCCCCACCCAATCCAGGACCAAGTCCAGCGCCTTGCCTATCTCTGTCGGATTCGGCATTTCACCGTCACCACCTCTGCGCCACTCTTGAAAGTATCGCAGCAATTCGCAAGCTCTCTTCAATTCCTCGTTCATAGACCCACTTCCTTCCGCCATTTCTGCACATCGAACGATGGGCAAGCCTTTGCAGCGTACTCCCTATGGCCTGTAATCTTCTTAATCCCCAACGTATCGCACAGAATCTTGCACAGCGTGTACATCGCCTCCTTCTGTGCAGCCGTGCGAGTGTCCTTGGCTCTCTTCCCGTCAGCGGACAATCCACCGACATACACAATTCCGATAGTGTTTGTGTTATGCCCGCTACAATGGGCACCAATTTGCTCAATAGGTCGGCCCAAATGAATAGTCCCATCACGGTAAATCACATAATGGTAACCGATGTCCTTCCATCCGTTACCATTAACGTGCCACTTGCGTATATCCGCAACGGTGTAGTCTTTCCCCTCTGGAGTAGCTGTACAGTGTAATATAATTTCGTTTATTTTTCTATTCATAGTCTATCCTCTCTATTAAATCTATCCTCTCTATCACCTCTAAAATAAAAATCAGCATTGATCTTGGTCCTCCTCACTGTCGTCGTCCCCGGCAGGCTCTCCAACCGACACAGACATATTACCGTGCTTGATGGTCATAGCCTTGCGACTCTGGATCACGTATGGCAGCTGTGACAGTGCCGCGTAGCTGAAGAGCAGCCCCACAGCTTTAAGAACAGACCCGTCTATCACTCCGGTCGGTGGAACGAAGAAGCCGCCAACGATGAGACCTATCGACACAGCCAGGCACACGGCAAAAACCACCGTGTGCCACTGCGTCTTGTGTTTGGCTTTTTTTTTCATGCGGTTAAGCGTCTACGTAAACACGTTTGGTCGCCACGCCGTATTGGCCTCGGGCGAAGACCCTGATGTAACGCGTGCTGCTGGTCAGCGTGACGGCCACGCTGCCGTCTTCCAGTCCGTCGATGTAGTAGTTGCCGGGGAACCCGCCTGTGTTTTCGCCCTCGACAAGATAGCATTGGCCATTGGAAGAGGAGAATTTGGCGGTGTAGTCGTTTCCGGAACCCTCGACACTCAGCTGCACGTCCAACACTTCGAAGTAGGTGTAGCCTGAAGCATTGCCATCTGCATCCAACGCGCAGGCGTTATAGAGGCCAGCTGCCAAGTTATAGGTAGTGAGGTTGAGAGATACCCAGTCTCTGGAATTGGGGGTCAACGATGTGTCCGCTGCCAGTTCGGAGATTGGAATGGTCTCGACAAAGCTGCCGTCCTCGTTCGAGAGCTTGACGGAGACATATTTCCCGTCGCGTCGAATATTGAGGTAGATTTTGTCGCCCACACCGAACGTTGCCTTATCTCCGGCAAAGGTGCATATATCCTCGTTGTAATCGATAGCGTCCTCATAGTCATCCATTCCCTGGTTGATGAACGGGGTGGCTTCAGCTGCAGGCATGTTTTTCCAGCCGTTCCATCGCCACACGTGGACGACCCCGCCCATACGGTGTGCCGTAAAAGTATCTCTTGTATAGGCAACACTAATGGACGTTGGCCGACTCATCTCGGACAGGACGACATATTTCCGCTGGCCTCCCTCGCTAATAATATCCGTTGCCATAAACACATGACCAGTCAAGCACAAAAAGTCGAACAACTGTACTGTGTCGAAATCTATCGTCACCTCTGTCATGCCATTTTTTTTGCCAAACCAACCCACGGTGCTTATATGTTTCATACCTGATAAGTATTGGACAAATGCGTCACAAACGGTGCCGAAATATGTTTGCGTAGTGGTCGGTCCTGCCGTTCCAGTGTAATCTATCCCGTAATGAGACACCTTGTCACCAACCTTCTCAGTATACAACAGCGACAGCGGATTGCGCACAGCCGTCAGAAAGGTGTAGAAAGAAACATGCTGTCCGATATATTTTTTACACAAGCCATTGTCGCTGTAGGGAGGTCCTACCATGAGCTCTCCTGCAAGTTGGAACTTACCTTTCTGTTCCGGTGCCCAAGAAGTGGATATGGTTAAAGGTATGTCTCGCAGCGGCGTGTAGACCAAATGACACATCTGACGCAGGCGGTATTGTACTTTTTCATAGGCCGGATTGCTCGTGTCCCTCGTCAGATTTGCCCCATCCAGGTATTCAAACATCTCCACCATGGCATCGTCATAACCCACAGTGCCGCCGTCTTCACGTTTCACTTCTATCACAACGCCATACTTCGGAGGCACATTCATACTGCTGTAATAGCTCTTACCAGAGCCGCTTCCCCATGACAAGGTAGTATCAGGAGGCCAATAATTGAACTTCACTACGTTTCCTTTAAGGTCTGTCAAGTGGACAGCTCTCACCACATAGCCCGTTTTCAACTCTAACGCAAAGCCACGTCCGCCCTGCACTATGCCCGATGTCACCACCGTCGGGTCTTCGGTGTAGCTGTCCTTGCTGGCATATCTGCCCTGCGCAAAGAACATCCGCCGCAGGACAACATTCATGGTCTTTTTTTCGTTTTTCACTGTTGTCGTGGTCACCTCTTTCACCAGCTGCATCCGCGCAGGCTGGTATCTATGTGACCCGTCTCCTTCACCTGACATCTGTACATAGATGTGGGTGGTTCCTTTCGGTATTTCCACCTCATGGTCGGCTCCGTCAGCTGTGAACCAATGGATAGTCGTCTCTCCTGGTGCCCATGTCGGTTCTTTGTCTACTACCAAAGTATCAGATGCTAGGAATCCATACATGAAACCGTCTGACCCTGCTGGCTTGGTGGTGAATATCACCTTTGAATAACCTGCCGCTGGGACCAACAGCAAATTAACATTAGACCAATTTTTATAAACATAAACAGTACCGCTACCTTTAGCAAATTGGCCTACTTTCAACCCCGAAGTCAGGTCCACTTCTTTCGTCACAATCTGCGTCTCCGTCCCCGTGTCTGTCCCAGTCTCGCTGGTGACCACCACGGCTCCTTTATCCCATTCCTTACCGTCATACTTATACACATAGGTCACCACAGGGCTTTCCGTTGTGTCGTCGACAAACAGGTAGTCGCCAGCCACTGCCTCGGGTGCCGGGTCGGGGAACATATTGTATCGACCCAAACACGGATTATGCCCCGCGCTTCCGGTCTCGCCCTTCAACGACTCCAGCCACTCCGCTTCGCTCAACGGTGTCTCATCAGCTGGCACGTTTCCTACGTAAACCTCATAGGCCGACTTGCCGGTCACTTCTAGATTGCCTGTGCCCAAGAGAGGCTGTCCGTTCACAGTCTTGATATTCGTACCAGACACCAGCGTATCCTGCTTCTTATCAACCTTTGACAGCTTGGCCTTATCCTCATCGCTGTAGTTGTTGTCAGTATGCACGTACTGCGCATCCTGCACTAGGTCGGTAGGCTTGCCTGTAATGTCAGACCAGTTAGTACTTTGCGCTGTCTGTTTCGGCACCAGGTGCGCCTGGTCAACACCGCCGTTAAACCAATATTCTGTTACCGTGTTCCCAGTGATGATGCCCACGGTTAGACCTGGGGTTATCAAATCGTCCGCACTCAGCGCGGCATAGGCTGCTGCCACCGATTCGTAGGGTCCATACCGTCTATCAATGTTCGCTAGACCTATCGTGGTTATTACACCACCTCCTGAAATAGTTAAGTTTCCCATTTTTCTAATTTATTTGTTATATTTTTTATTCATAGTTTATTGTGATAGAATCTGTTTGGTCGTAACCTGTCACCATTCTTATGCCAAATACTTTATAAGTTACACCTTCGATTACAACGTCGGCATGCGGGCAGGAATTGTCTTCTTCAATATTCTGCACCTGCTCGATGTTTTGGGAGGTAAAGACGACTTTCGTCGGTAGCAGCTGGTTCTGATACAGCAAAAAGAAAATGTTGTTCGAACCAAAGGCACGGTGGTAAGTTGGATTGCTTTTGACGTTGTATCCTGTGGCTAGCTCAAGAATCTGAGCATCGGTCTTGGCTGCAAAGTCAGACTTGGAACCAGTGTCCCACCCAATATAGTAGTCTGCCACTACAGGCACAGGGGAGAGCTTATATTCCTTGCCGTTGATGATGAGGACATCACCATCAACATTGATGGTTGGCATAGCCTCCAGTTTCTGTTTCAAGGCGGTTGTAAAATCCTCCATGCTTAGCTGCTTGCCACTGACCTTATCGACTTTATTAGCCAGGGCTTCGAATATCCGCTTGTTTTGTACAGGATTGGTGCTGGTAGGAGAGAGGGCCTGGTCAACAACAACAACGGGTATGCTGATATTCCCGCCACCCAACAGGTTCTCACCGTTAACGGTCTTAATGTTGGTGCCGGACACCAATGCGTCCTGCTTGGCATCGACCTGGTCCCTCGTGGCATAGTTAGCATCATTGGCGAATTGGCTTACCTTGGTAGGCTTGTTCTTGATAAAATCTTTCTCATTTTCGTCGGCCTGGTTCCAGTCGCTTTGTTTTTGCTCCGCCTGGTTACCAAGCTTTTCCTCCAGATGATACGCCGTTACTCCGTTGTTGTTATACGGCTGCACCCAATACTCTTTCGCCTTCGGCCAACTGCTTTCTTTCACCAATACAGTCAAACCTATATAATATTCGTTTATCTTTGAACCTAGGACCACTGCAGCATCAGACACACTGGCGTATGGACTACCATCAATTGTGTACCTATCATCTACGTTAGGGTAGTCCGCATTAAGTGATATAGGGGAACCTATTGTTACTGGCATAATATTACAAATTTAAATTGTTAAACATTAGGTTGATTAAGTGTAATTATTGTTTTGTCAATGTTATACTATAAGTAACGTCGCTGGACTTCATTGGTTCTTTACTTTCAAATGTATTATATTGTACATTATTAAGCGTAATTGTGGATAGCAAAAATTTTCGAGTGTTTGAAAAGTCCGATTCCACATAGTCTGTTGTCAATCCTCCCGACAGCATTTGCCCACTCGTCGGCTTCACTTTGCTTGCGTTGTACAGCAAGATGAACTTCTTTCCTAACCCTACTGCCAGGTTCGGTGTGGTAAACGTGCTGCCATCCACGTAAACGGGGGTCAGTTCTTTAATCTGGTCTTGCTTTTCGTATGCGTTCCCGCTAGTGCCGTCCGGAACCATGGCACCATAGTAGAAATCCGGCGCTCCGCTCCGCTCAAACTTGGCCGTATACGTCCCTGCCGTCTCTGCACTAACAATTATGGGGTAGGTCTCTTTGGCTTCTTTGTCTTCTATTTTCACGCCGCCTTTCCACCATCCGGCAAACTTCCATCCTCCTTTCGCGGATGCCACAAGTTTGATGTTGGCTCCATCCTCTATCTCTATGGCTTCCTCTTCTGCTATGGTCGTGTTGTTCTGCTGTATCACAGCGGTTCCTGCTGTCGTATCAGAAGAATATATACCTATTATATATTTCTTGGTTATTTTGGGTCCATTGAACTCAGCCATATATCTTAACGGCATGCCCTCCGCGTACGTGAACGTACAGGTCATTATCTTTTCGTCTGCCGACGTGTCTAGGGCATACACTTCTCCGTCTTCTATGGCATTGCCCTGCCCGTCTTTCCATGCGCTCGGTTTGTTGGTTACACCTGTGGCTGTCAGTGTCACAACATCACCTATTCTTATCCCTTCATTTTGCAAATCTATGAGGTCATTTTTTCGCTTAGCTGCTACGTCAACTGTTCCAGTACCTATACTGGTCCCATCTATCTGTACAACGATATGTACTTCTTCGGCAAATTCTGCTGTATATGTTTTATCACTATCTACATTTATTTGTCTTGTAGGTGAGGGAATGTTATCTTCGAGCCATTGAACAAAGTATACTCTAGGTGTTCTTTCTTCATTTGGAATCGCTTTTAGGGTAACTGGTGTCCCTTCTTTGACAGTTTTTGTTGTGCCGTTATCGTCTATTTTAACTACACCTAAATCTGTCCTTTCATCTTTTATTACTACTGATACTGTGTATTTTTTATCTAATAGTGATGATACGTCTAAAACATAGGTGCCATATAAAGTTAGCGTTTTGTTAGTCTCATCAAAAGATATTATATCACCTAACTCGATCTTATCATCGCCATGGGGACGCGAAACTCTAGCAACAGGTATTTGATCATGAGGATCTGCTTTTGCTAGTTTGTCAAGCTCTAATATTGTTTTACTCTTTTCAGCCATTTTATTACATTATTAACTCATCAAACGAATATAGGTGCCATTGGCAGTTTTGATATTGGTTCTTCCTGCGGTCATCAATAACCCTAATGATTGTTCTACTGCTTCTTCAAAATCTTCTATATTAGCAATAAGACAAGACTTACGTCTTAGGCAATCTAGTATTGTATTGATTTCACATGTTTCATCTTTTGTAAGGCCACTTTGCTCAAACATTTCTGCCAAAAAGGCATAAAGCGCAAGGTATCTTATCTCTACACCACTTATGGTTCCGACACTTTTCAGTGTCTTCAGATATTTCATTATCGGGTTAACGTCCATGGCACCCACACCTCCTACTAACGTTTACATGGTTCTTATATATACTATTGATGAATTCACAAGCATCACGGTATTGCCCCAACTCTACCGCACGTGTAAATCCAAAGTAAAGCATTACCTTATCAACAACCATATCGCTGACAGACTCACACTTGTTGCATGGCAAAAGTTCGTCTTTGATTACATTATAAACATAACGCTTTAATGCCATTAAATCATAGAATGGTATCAACTCAGTCTCTCCTGCCTGGCCATCATCTGTGTAGATATACGCAAAAAATAATGATTGGGATAATGTTAATCCATTTATCTCAATCAGATCTAAATCAATTTCGTAATTGTCTAGGGTTTGAGTCTGGCCTTCATACACGGTTATTGACCGTATGCTGGCTTCCTCTCCGCAATTGAACGTTCTACAGCTATCTATCTTGATGGCTGCAATAGTATGTCCTTCACCTGCATCAGCGGTGATATGCAGCTTCCTGTTATTAAAATCTATGTCAAACCGAGATACAGTCATTTACCTTGCTATTTTATATTGCAAAAATAGTAAGGTATTTTTTTTTGTCACAACCCGTAAAGGATGAAACTTTAATACTTACTTTTAATTAGCGACATTGCGCATCTATATAATCATGAAGGGCTTTTTTTGAACTAAAGGCACCACCCTCTAAGATACAATTACCATCCTCTAGTCCATAAATGACCGTTAGTATGCTACATTGTATCATTCTTATATTGATTTCAATGATTTTCGCTTCTCTAACCAATCCTTTGTCAATATAAAATATTGATTCACCTAGACCAAATTTAGTCTTTATTTCCATCTTTATTCCTTTCGTTTATAATATGGGCATATTACTCCACATGCCTTGGGTCTGTATGGCCGGTGGGCTCTGTTCAGCACTCGGCTGCACTCTTGGTGTCTACCACCAAAATATTTGACCCAGGAGTAATTTTCACAATTTCCACAACAAGGCCTTATTTCTATTTCAGCTATGTCAAAAAGTGTGTATTGCTTACCCATGATATCTCAGCAATTAATTTGATAATTCTCTCCCCAGTACATCTTAAGGTCTTCACTGATGCATGTTGATGCATTAAAGTAGGACTGAAAACCACTGATTGGTTCGTTTACTTTGGCTGGTTCGGTTAGGTCAACATGCGCCATATATCTATGGCAGGTCTTTCTTACAGGACAGTTTTCTCCATTGCAATGTCTTATGTCGTGATTCATTTCGTTGTATTTTATATGTTAATATGGGCAATTAGTTTCATTAAAAAAATCAGTGTAAGGCTCTGTTCGGACTGCTTTGTTCAAACTTTCCTCCCAATTATAGTGGATGTTTTCAGCTAATGAATTCTTAAGTCGGTTACTCTCTTTCTCAAAATAGAGTTTGATAAAGTTGTCTACGGCAGAACCTTTGTCGCGCCATTTGCATATCTCTATGCAGTTTGTACAGTTCGATTCTAGTATTTCTTGTATAGTCGGATTGGGTAGAAATTCTTTGGAGTTAATCATGAAGTCCTGATTTACTCTATGTAGTATCAATACATTTTGCGCTAGGTCAGGTATATTGCCAGTGCCCGAAATGTTATTCATACGAAGAAAGTTTCCGGACTTATTCGGATGGGCTACCACATGTATGTGTATGTCTAGTTCCTTGGCTAGGTCTGTCAAGATGAGCATTGTCCGTTTTTGCCTTTCGTTTTTATCTCCGTCAAGGCTGTCTATATCCAATGTCATAAGGTTGTCAAACATCACAACATCGAGGTCTATCTCATTCTTCAACAAACGTATTCTATCTACTATTTGGTTAAAGTCATTACCATATTTGTTGTTGAATATTCTCATGTGTTTGTCAATCCAAGGGTCTATCTTATCACATACCCAATCTGGTGTTTCGTAAAAACCTGACACGTTTGTTGGAACGTTGAACATCTTTCCTGCTGCTTGTAGGTACAGCCAGTTCTTTTCTTCTTCTCCATCAAGTTCGCCCGTCCAAAGTGCAGTCTTATATCCTCTCTGAGCAGCATTCAGGATGAGCATGTTCAGCACGGTTGTCTTTGCACTGCCCCTATAGCCCGACCACACGGTGACATGCTTACGACGAAACCCAACAGTAAGCCTATCTATCTGTTCTACACCAGATGGGATATAGTTGGCTATGTCGAACTTCGGTCGCTTGATTTCCGACATACGTAACCATATAGGACCTTTTTCGTTATCTTCTACTATCGGTTCAGCTATTGGCTTAACTTCACTCTTCATCATCACATGCTGTCGCTTATACTGATAATCACGATAGGCATTCTGATCATAGGCATCAGGCTCAAAGTGTAGCCTAAAGTCTCTCCAGGTATAGGACGAACAAGAGCTATGATAGCAAAAGAATGCTAATGCGCCATTGTCATGTTGGAACACCATACTATCCGGATCCTTATGGTTCGAGTCAAATGGGCATTCTTTGAGTATGTATCGTGTACCACCGGATATACGAACAGTTCTATATTCTATATTGTGTCTGTTCAAAAATTCTACAATATCAAATTGATTCCTACCGAAATTATTCTCCTTAGATGGTGTTGGCTTTTCGTTAGGAAAAAGGTCAGCTATCTTCTTAACATACTCTATCGAATTTGGTTCTATCGAATCTGGTATTTTCCAAAACTTAGACAATCGCCAAGGATGCTCTTTAGTGTTCGTTCCTTTTTTTGCATATGTACCATAGAGTTTTGTAATCCTGCTTGCATTAGACACTTTCGTATCGCAATGTACCTCTTCCGTGTCAAACATCATTGCAATAGTCTTCAAAAAATGCTCCACTACGTTTTTGTTCTCTTCCGTATTGGCCATTCGAACAGGTATCAATATATGTATTCCATTGCCTGATTTGCATACGATGAGACTTCCTAGGCCTTGTTCCAAAAGATAGTTGTACACTTTCCTTGCTACTTTGTGAGCCGCTTCTAATTGTGTTTCTGTACTACCTATCCCGGCAGGACGTTCGGGGTCAAAATCAAGCAGTATGAAGGAACGACCATTAATGTCGTTGTCCGAAGTCTGATTCTTGGCATTCTCAATCAGCCTTTCTTTCTGTTGTCTGTCGTAACATTCTTCCTTGATGCTGTTCATCACAAAATAGATCTGCATATTGTCACGCTCCGACAAAGGCTCTATTTCTCGGATGATGTTGTCTAATGAACGGAAGTAGCCACTGTATGACCGTTTGCCTTCAAGACAGCGTATCTCGCAAAGCTTGGCACCATTGTCCTGGAATATCTTCCACCAGGTGTATATCTGTTCTCTGTCTATCATTCTTGCCAATAATTATCTTTGTGTTCTACATTAATTTTTTCGCCCCAACCTAACGATAGCTGGGAAGATTCTCTATTTACATCGGTTTCTTTTCTTTCCCAGGTTCTAACTGCAGCCCTCCAATCTTTCATTGGATTTTTGCCAACTTTCCAACCAATGCTTTCGTAATAGTTCCAAAACTTTTCTGCATCAATGTGATTCCCCCTTTGATGACAATAATCTAGGATTTCTTCAATTGTTGGTTTGACAAAACTTTTTTCTTTTTTATTTGAAACTACATTAGCATCTTCTTTTTTCTTTAAAATACCTTGTTCTTTATCGTCTTCTGTTATAAGTTGAATAGTCGGTTGTTCGTCAGTTGTTTGTAAGTTGAATATAGGGTTGTTTGTTAGTTGTTTGTTAGTTGTTTCTACTTTAGTTTGTGGCAAATCATTGTAATATCCATATTCACAGACTGTTATTATTGTAAATCTGTTTGTGGGTTGAATAGTAATTACTTTGTCGGTTGTTAGTCTCTTCAATGCTGTCCTTATTGCATTTTGTTTGACGCCTGTTTGCTTTGAAAGTAATGATACACTTGTTGCAAAACTACCTTTCGAAATAAGATGCCCCTCAAAAAAAGTGTCATTAGTGTTTGCGTTAAGCAAACATCTTATAAGTACAGCTATGGTATTGGGGTCAGTTATCCATTTGTGGCTGTCGTATTCTCTGTTAAGTCTTACATACTCTTTTTCCATATCAAGTCATTTTTGTTATTCATTAATCGTATGTCAAGTTTTTAAAGAAAGGGGCGGGTAAAACGACTTGACAAAAAAACCCTTGTCACCGGCTCATGACTTCCGATCTAGCCCCTATGACTATAAACTAATAATTAATCCTTTCGATTCTTATTCGGATACTTTTTCAATCTTGCAATAGCCTTTCATTCGGTTCCGGAATCGTAATCCCTAACATGTCACTCGCAAACATCCTCAGCTGCATACAATATAGGCTGAAGGTAACTGTATCCATTTCACTCGTCCTATTGGGTATTGTCGTAATCTCACCTGTATTAGGATTTACTATATCGGTTCCGGCAAACATCACCTTGCACATTTCATGTACCTGCTCTTCTGTCGTTACATTCTCCCATCCAGCATCAATCAGGCCATGCAGTATCCTTGGATATATCTGCCCCCACAGCCATCTGTTCTGTTGATTACTACGGCTATGGTGCATCTTCTTTATCGTAACCTTATAAAAACCATCACCCAATCCATTGAGCAACGTTTTCATAATGTTTCGACCTAGGATTCTGCCTTTCTTCTTTTCAATGATGATTGGTTCCATTTCCTACTTACGTGATTTTAGTATTTCCCAAAACCTTTGGGTATTCAGAACCACTGAATGGCCCTGAATTTGTAAAGCATCACCATAAAAGCCCGATTTGTAGTTCTGCTTTATCTGATGCTTACCGATGCCAAGGAAATCTATTACATTGTCCCATCCTCCTATTATCGGATTCACATTTTTACTTTCTCTCCCTACTTCTTTCAGTGACTTTTTCAGGATCTCCAAAAACTTTTCTTCACTTTCTACTACTAACATATCTAGTTAAAAGTTAAAACATACATTAATATACTCTATTCCTAAAATATTTTTACCTCTTCGAATACATAATTTGTAGATAAAGGTATTTATTATATCATATTGCAAAAGTACAAATAAATATTGATATGTGGAGTAAAATGTTTAATAAATGTGCTATGTAATTACCTAAATCATTGAAATAAAATGTATTGTAAATTTGTTAAAAAATACAAAGGAAATGTCAATGACAAAATATAGCTAGATTAAAACTCATGTTTAACTAATTTAATCATTAAAAAATGAATAAAGCTAATGATATTAATGCCTGCAAAAGGTTATTCAGAATCAAAGAAATTAAAAAGATGACTTGGCAGCAAAGGCCGATGAGATCGGTGTCAAGGAATCTACCTTACGGCAGATAAACGGCGGTAGGTTGGACCTGTCGAGAAAGATGTGCAATAAGGTTTGTGACCATTTCCAAGAATTCAACCTCGAATGGTTGCTCAACGGCAATGGCAACATGTATGTCGACGATCTTGAACCAAAGGACGAAAAGGATAAATACTATGGATGCGGTACAAAGGCAACTGAATTTCAATCAGTTGCCTTACTTTGTAAACAGAATATAAACAGAAATGAAAAACTTCTAGTGTACCCGGAGCGAATGTTCCTTGTTCAGGTCATTATAGCCGGAGGCATGTTCATACTTGCGTGGCATCATGTCTGTGAGAATATTTGTGATGTTCCGCATCTTCTCAGGTGTAATGTCAAGCAATGAATTTTGTGCCTGGGCTATGTTGGCATAATAGTCTCGTTCTGCCTTTTCATATATGTAATGGGCATCCTGGCCCAACTGGCCTGTGTCTAACAGATCCGTATACCATTTGTATTTGATATAAGACTTCAAAGCCCTCAGAAAAGAAGCGTTATTAACTATCATAGGAAAACCATCTTCGTCAGACGCTATTTCACGATAGGCTATACGTATGTAACCTTCCGGAATGGACGTTATGATGATATTACCTTGTACTTTATATGTCAGGTCCGCACCAGGATGAAAGTTGGCATCTATAAATGTAGATGTGGTTTCTTTGAACATGGGACTATTAGGACGGCGATGCTGAGGCACAATGGCTACCTGCTGGGAACCTATCCTTCGTGTGACAGTAACGGCTTCCGTATTATCTCCTCTTTCATATTCTGTAGTATGTGTTTGCTCTATTACCCTCATTGGGCTAGCCATTCTATCACCATGGCATAACCTTTCAAGCCTGATTTGTCGAAGTTCATAAAAATTACATGGCAGCTCAACACGGTGTTCATGTACCTCCAACACTTCTTCCTTGTCAAGAAATAGAAGCGGACAACCTGTTATCTGCATAAGCTCTAGTGTAAGGCTTATCAACATTTCAAATGGCATGTCGCGCATCTTCTCTTTACTATAAACGTCTGCAGCTACACTTTTCAATGATATGAAATTCTTATCCATATGTTGTTACTTTTGGCTAGTTTTCTGAGGTTTCATTCGTGCAATTTGTTTTTTTACATCGTTATTGTCACTATTCATCCTCTCTTGTGATGCTATCTTTTCTTTCTCTAAATCCATTTCCCGATTGAATTTCTCCATTTCGTTCCTAAGTTTTTCGTTCTCTATAGAGTTATCTCCATTTGCCTCCTTTTGCAAAGACTGCAATTCGATTGAATTTTGTGCAGTAATCTGAGCAACCAATATCTTTGTCTCGTTGTCTCTGATATTGTTTTGCTCTTCTAGCCTCAACTTTTGCTGTTCAAGCTGCATCTTCATCTGAATTTCCATCTGCTGTGTCTGCAATTGTTGCTGTTGGGCCTGTTGGGCTTCCTGACGCATTCTAGCTTCTTCTCGTTTCAGCAATTTAATCTTTTCGGAAATGGATGTCATACGCTTTAGTTCCATATAAGCACTAGCAGAAAGCAGATTGTTCTGCATCTTCGCTTGTGCCAAAAGGTCAATACTCTGTTGCATTGATTGAACGTCATAACCATTCATCAGCACCATGCCAAGATCAAGTTCGGATACTTCGTTTCCATCCAACATGACATGTCTGATTGAACCATCAGAAAGAATATAGGGGAATTTCTTCGTTTTCCCTCTCATCGCAATCTTCGCCGTTTCTAGAAACACCCATTCAACACGAATCTTTAAATCATCATGTTTTGAACTCATGGAATAAGTAACATTACTACTCTGGGCAACGGCTCTTTCGACACCTCCTACAGTCTCTCTATTTTTTACCGAACCCATTCGCTGAGGCGTTAGGCCCAACATCTTTTCCATACTCGCATCTATGTTCATTAAAAGCTGAACATAATTGAGGATGCTAGAACCTAACTCTGCATCTGCAGTCAAAGGTGTGTTAGCAACACCGCCTGCGAGTTTACCTTTAGCAGCACCTATGGATCCTTCTTTCATCGAATCTATGGCAAATATACCGAGCTTTAAGAAGTAAGCCCATTTCTCAACTTCCCAACCAGCCGGCACTCGGGCAAAATCCACTACGGTCAATTTGCCATAGTTGCGTGCAATAAGCTCATTCAGTTTTGCCATAACTACATCATATTGATATGACAATGGCTTTAGCTTGTCTACTGCACTCATACCTTCGTAGTCGTTATTGTTATAGATAGTGCCGACAAAACCAAAGTGACACTTTGAGGGATTTCCCAATCTGTTATATTGTACTTGGCATGGTCCTACGTCCACAAAGATAGCATCCTTACCGGCTCCAATCATCACACCATGCCATGCTTCGTTTTTCCAATACTTTTTTACTGTCTCTCCCGCGTCTTCATCAGGTATATAACCAGGAGTCCTAAACTTCACCTGCTTATTTCCATCTTCATCATAGTAATGTACCGCTAATACTTGGGACATCGATTTCCAAAAGACTTCCAAAACCCTGATGCCGCTCCCTATATCATAAGGTAGCTCGCTTATGTCTGTATCATCATCAAATTTAAAATAACCCTGAGAGTCCACAAAGGTCGGATTATCTCCATAACGGAAATGATAATAGTCTTCACTGACATAAAGATTATTCCCTTCAAACTCTCCTCGAATAAGCCTATCGAATTTTCTGTAATCGGCATCGCTCATTTGGTCTCCCCATATATCTAAAATGTTATTAGCCGACATATATCTTTCGCGAACAACATAAGGATAGTCCTCGATTCGGTTACTCTTACTCCCCCAAAAAGATAGTTCTTGTAGATTGACTCTTTCTACTTTTGGTTCACCACATTCTATATAGCAATAATAGCATTCTGTCTTGGCTACAAGGGCATCCATGTATCCCTCGTTAAACATAGCAGGGAAATTATATTCTGTCTTATAATGGTTCAACAATTCATTGAGATTCTTTTCCCTAAGGTCTTGATAGTCATAATTGAATGTCAAATCAAACTCCTGCAACCGCATCTGGCGTTCCTCTTCGCTCATAGTTTCATCGACAATATCTGCCTGCAGTCTGTTCTTGATTTCTTGTATCTTTGCTTCCTCTATTTCGGATATGGCAGATGGATTACTTATGACAACCCTGTCCTCAATTATACTATTGCGCTCTTCTCCAAGTAATATGTCAATCTTGGAATTAAGAATTGGATAATGTTGTATCTTTTGCGTTTCAACACCGTAGTCTATTCCTTCGGGGTTTAGGATTTGTTCCACATCACGCATGTCTAGCTTACCACCAAAAAGTCGGTAGTTGCGTCGAATATTGATCTTATTCATCCTGACCGAAGAATTCGACAAAACACTAACGTTCTCAGCATACCTGATGCAGTCTTCACGCCATTTCTTTGTTTTCTTCGAATTAGGTATGCGCTGTGGTGGGAATTCCTTTATTTTATTATCTTCTGACATCTTCTATCTTTTTTCTATTGCAAAAATAGAAAGAAAATGTATGTCATGGCTCTATTAAAAGGCTGAGCCTTTAATTGGTATCTCTGGGGAAAACACCTCCATAGGTTACAGACCTACGTTTGTCATATAGGTTCGTAAAAAATTTACTGTTTCCAAGATAGTTTTTATCTGCAATAAGGTCCTGTCCGTCATTTATCTTGTCTTCACCCATTTCCATATATTGTTCCCGAGCTATCATCACCATTCCTAACGCACTTATTCTATCCACATTTGCCTTGTCATAATAGCCTATTAGTTCTTCCAGTAATGCAGGACTGTCTATAGTATATAACAAAGGTTTATTTACAACCTGAATATTACCATTATCATCTATGACAGATATGTCTTGTGGTGTGAGAAGCCAGTCATGAATCAGCTTAATCTGTACATCGACGATGGGTTTGGTCCGACGTACTCCCTTAACGGTGACACCTACACCATTATAATGTACTTTGTCTTGTTGTTTCAACCATTCAGGACAGTCATAGAGTAAATAGGTACAGTTATATTGTTTAAAATAGTTATACATTCCGTGGATATTGTTCTCATAGAGACATCTGGCATTATAGTAATAGCAAAGCAGTCTGACGATTTCATAGTTCTGATCAGAAAATTCCTTACGTCCGGTATATTCTGCTACAATAGTGTTTGTCATGCGGTCGAATACCAATACACTAAACAAAGATGCACTTACACCCTCTTCCTGGTCCACAGGATCCACGCCAATTATATACCTATCTTCAATTATCTTACCAGTACGTGGTGATTTTTGTGGCATTTCAAATATCTCTAACGCTCCCTCGATATTTTCATCACTCTTATTCTCCTTGCTCCTATTCCAATGGCGTAGAGGTATATCATGGGTCGGCTTAAAAACAACTTCTCCGTCATCTTTCATAACAAGTTCCCCTATCAAATGACGGTTCAGTTCCTCAGGGTGCGTGTTAAGCCATGTCAGCCGTTCGTTCAATGCCGTCGTGGGGAAGTATGCCTTACGGCTTTGAATCATAGCCTCTGCAGGGTCTATGGGGTCTTCTGCTATTGCATGCAAGAGGGCGAATGCCTCTCCAGATTCATAGGCTTTGTAACGGGCTAGCATAATCTGTAGTAAGGCCTTAGTGACATCACTGATACCGTCTTTATTATAACAGCCCAGACGATTCAAAAAAGCTGGTGTGAATAAGCCAAATTCATCACGACCTTTGTTCTGCTCATCATAGACATTGGGGAGACTATAAATGGAATGTTCTTTGGGTTTATAGAGTAAGGTCTTGGCACTTTCAAAGTTGCTCTCCTTATTGTTAGCAGTACCAATAAGATAGATTAATCCGATACTGTAGTCACCTTCCGACGCACCACGCAGATTAGCATTGTAGGTCTCATAAAGATTCGGGAAGTTACCCATTTCCTCATACATGAACCAGCCTCGTTTGCCTCGAAGCTTGTCTGAGTCGTCAGCCACACTTGTCCCGAATACAATATTGCTCTCTCCGTCTTCACCACCACCTGTATCCTTGTAACCTTTCTTCCAAGCCATTTCATTACCGCTCTGGCTTGTCATCAGTCGGGGAAACTCAGTATTCTTACGCAGGAACGCCAATTCGTCCACGAATTTCTTCAATGTTCCGTCTTTCTTTGTGTCAAGATAGGTCTTGTCCGAAGCAATGAATCCTCCCACCGTCCCCTTTCTCTGTTCGGAATCAATACCTAATATAAGATTGTGGGCCAGAATGGATGCTATAGAGTAACTTTTTCCGCTACCACGTTTTGATAATTCTATCGCATTAAGAGCGGCTTCCAATGCATATTCAATATAACGGTAGCGGTAATGTGCTAGTTCGAAAAAACTTGGAAAGTCATAAATACGTTTCGCCCTCTTTGAACCTTCTGTTGTCTTTGAGACTAGCATCCGGTAAAAGTTCAGATAGAAGTATTCAAGACCTGTCACATAGGCACCATCTTCGGGCCTAACCATTCCGTCCCAACACCGCCGTATCTCTTGCTGCCAGAACCGCCTATATTCCGAATTGGGATTTGGATTCCGTTTAATGAATGTATAGCAGTTATTCTTGCGATAAAAGTCCGCTGTCTGCGTGAAATAGCTTACATCGGTGAGGATATACGGATTGGTAAGGTCTAATATTGCCCTTCCTTTTTCGTCTTTCTCACAGTCTTTGGCCAATGGCCTGTCTTTTGAAATTAGCCTCTGAATAAAGACATGGTTCGTTATGGCATCATCGAGCCATTGTACTACAATATCGGGTAGTTTTTGTAGTAGTTCGTTAGTGTATTTTGTCTGATACTTGTTTAATTGTAATGCTGTAAGGTCCATTATACTTCATCCAAATTCTCAAACATTCCCTTTTCTTGTGTTCCTCGTATCTTTTCTTCGTGCTGCAAGTCGGTAAATATGGTTTTCTCTGTTTCTGTATATTGTTTGATGGCTTTGTTGTATGTCTCTATCAACTGGGTGGACTGATTCAATGGATTGATGAAACGGCCATCCTTGTTGGTCGCTCCTGGATTAATATTCAGCATAAGCTCCTCCAATTTGTTGATATAAACCTGCTCTGAGGCTAGCCATTTTGCCTGCACCGGCAGTTTCTCTTTGTAAAAATCCTGAGCCGCTCTTATCTTTTCATCCGGCTTCCATCCTTTAGGCAAACCCTCATCTTTGATTATCTCAGATGAACGCTGCTCTGGGTCCGTAATGGCAAGATAGTCACTCCTTGGGTCTTCCATCAGATATATGTACGATATTTCCATCCGGGCCATACGTTTATCTTTATTCTTATCACGTTCCCAGATGTCACGAAAAACTGAAAGACTCAAAGCTTCAGGTGCTATCTTGACCTCATAATCTTCGTATGTCAGTAGTTTCATAATAAACCATTTTAAAAAAGGGCCACGTTTCACAACATGACCCCAAAAAAAACTATTATTTTTCTATGGGTTCAAAGCCAAACAAAACATCGTTGTCAAAAATAAGAAACCTTTCTTCTCCATTTTCTTTAACCACAGGATAGCGAATGCTTATCCCAGGTGTATTCAAATGAGAGGCTCGCGCTAATGGGTCTAGGCCAGCCAACGACTGATTCTTTCTCAAATAGGCATCAGAATATTCAATATATCGACCATTCGAGAAGTCAATTTCGATCCAGTCGCCTGGCTTCACAAATCGGACTGTCGGACCAACAGAAATAACCTGTTGCTGATGGCTGTAATCACCTTTCTTTTTTGTAATATCTACTACGCCAGGAACAGCCGTCTGGTCTTCTTCGTACTTATAGGCTGTCGTTACTATTTGATTGTACGTTGGTACGATTTTTTTGTATTCTTTTCTTCTTTGCATTTTGTGTGAACTTTTGAAATTTTACATTTACATATATATTACAGATGTGTGGGATAATTAGGCATTTGGGTTTCTCTCCCTTTGGCAACAGATATTTTACATTGAATACCATCTGCCGCTTTATACAAGCCATAAGATTTCTATACATCATATGGATCAAGTCCGGTTTACAGCCGTACTTTTCCGCCAGCTCATTTACTAAATCCAACGGCAAAGTTATTTTTCCTCTGTACCGCATAAAAACTGTACTGCCATTTCAGAAATAACATTCCGAGGATTCTTTGGAGCTATCATCGGTCGAAATTTCGGATTGATGCTATAGAAATCTAACTTCCCATTATCAAAATTGTTTCGTTTTAATACGTGTTCCGGATTCTCCTCCATATCACGTAGTAACTCATACATACGTTGGGAGGTAATTCCGAGGGCTATACGTATCTTATAACGACCACTTTCGTTAGTGGATAGCTGGTCTAATATGTCGTCATCTTTCAGATTTTTGGTGACAGAAAGCTCATGCCGGTTCTTCATCATCATGGCCAAAACGTCCATCTGCCTACTCGTAAGGATATGGTGTTGACGACCACTTGGAAAATCTATATCGTCTCCTTTTTCCTTGTTGACTTTGAGGCAGATGATTTCAAGCCAGTACCGATAGAACTGGAACATGTCATCACACCTTATCTGCCGAACTTTCATGACCTACTGCTTAGAGTCCGAATCGTTAACCTGTCCTCGATTACCTTCCTTATACAATCCTTGTGGGTCATAGCCATTAACGAGATACATGATTTCGTTTCTCACCAACCTCAGGAATTCCTCATCAAAAATACAATGGCTTTCCTCTATGCTCAACAGCAACTTGATCCTGCTGTCAATACTCAATAAAGTCTTAAGCCGCTGATTTTCCTGAAAAAGGCCTTGCATCTGAATCCGCATTCTTTCTATCATCTCCTTGTCAGATAGATTTGCTGTTTCTTGCTGTTTCTCCATAATTATCTCCTATTTTAATTGTTGTTTCAACGTTAGCTTTTCTGATTCTTTGTTCCGGATATACCGTCTGATATTCTCTTCCTCTCTCGTCTCATCATTCACATGGGTCATAATCTCTCTCCACCCCATCCCTTTCGGTAGATTAATGTATTTCCCGAGTCCATACTTCCTCTGGAATTTCAAATCCCAGTTGGCTATTGTTAGATGCTCAGTCTCCGAACTGCCACAATAAGGACATATGTTCATCGTCTTACCGTCCAACTCTATTTGCTGTGGGTTCTCTAGACATAGACAGCAAGCGCAGCATTCTACCAATATTCTATCATATTTCTCGTCAGCCATGATCGACTATATTTGTGTGGGTGGTGGACTCTAACCACCGATTTAACAATTTGCCCTTCCCACTTTTTCCGTTTGCAAAAATACAAATAAAAATCGACTTGTTTGGTTTTTGTAATAAAATATTCAACTTTTCTATGATATTTATTATTTTTTAACCATGTTTTTCAAATCCAATTGGTAAAACTTCGTACATATAATCACAGCCTCTTTCGAGTCATTTCGGTCCGTGTAATCATATAATGCTTCTTGCTTGCCCTCTTTATCTAATACCCAACCAAGGCCCAATATTTGGTCGAACTTTACTGTGCCAAGCAATTTACCATCTTGGTCAGCTAAAACATCGTCTTCAAATATCTTTACTCCACGTTGCATTGTGCCGTCCGTTTTTATTATACATGCAGTCTGCCCCGTATACTGACCTACCGTTTCTGGTTCTACTTCATAGTCTTCCCAGGTCTTACCTATAGCAAATTCATCCGCACATACAAAATGTACACCTCTGTTCTTTATATAATATCCATAGATCCAGCACTTGTTTTTTTTATTCCATCCTCGGAATAGTATTTCACGTTTTAATTCCTTATCCATTGCTCTCTTTTTTTAATTGTTCGATTCTATCTTTGATAAACCATACGGCTTTCTCCAAATCCTCAATCTCTTTCTCTCTGTCTGACAGACCTTCTTCCTTTTTTAGCCCGGCCCTCCATAAGTACTTGATGGCAGACCCTATGGCAAAACAATAATGGCGCGTGATTTCAATGCATTCAACACCTGATGGATGCGAGGTGTAATAACTAGGATGATTCACATTGTCAATTGAAATCGTTTCAAAACTTTCAGACTCTTTACTCATATTCTTTCTTTTTAAACAAACTTTATCATTCTGATGTTCAATGACATCTTGTGTCAATGCTGGCTGATTTTTCTTTTCATTTTTGAATATACTCATAGTTTATAATGTTTGAGTTATGTCTTGTGTGTTTGGTTTGTAGGGGACTTTCTCGCCCGTAGGCGTGATGTGTGTGTCGCGTTGGATGATACCGAGAAAGACGAGCGAAAAGCCGTTGGGTGTCGCTTGGCTTTGCTGAACGATACCCTTAACACCACGCCAGCGGAGTTTGCCTTTCGTTATCTCTCCCTTGATAGGCGGGTCGAGGTAGTTATGGCAGATGGTTTCAAGTTGGCGGTTGAGCTGGTCGGATTGTTTTTGCATGGCTTGTCTTATTGTCTCTTCCGCTTGTTTAAATCTCTCTCCCATTTCTGCCATACACAACGGGGCGTAGAACGATTGCCTGAAAGTAGATGGCGAAGTGTTAGACATGATTTTGATTTGAGGTGTGATGTAGGGTTTTTTCATGGCTAATATTTCTTTCCTCCGGGCTTGTACGGACGGTGTTTGTTATATCTCATCTTCCACTCGATGTGTTGGTCGAGGTCGATGCCAAGTTGTTTAGCCCAAATATACATAAACGCAATACAACATAAAATTACTTGTTGAAAGTCATTTAATCCTAGTTTGACAAATAACCATGCGTTTTCACATAAAGAATATTCTGGTTTTGGAAAAAAATATAAGTTAAAAGGTTTTTTGCCATGAGACGAATCAAAACAATCAAACATCGCAGGTCCATATAATTCATAAGCCATGTCAAGCAAAAGTATCACGATGTCGGCAAATTCTTCATCTACTGTACCCTTTACATTGGTTTCATACCAGTATTGATAGTAAAACTTGTTGTCTTTTTTAGACGGTTCTGGCACTATGGCATTATAGTATTTCCCTTTTCTGTCGGCTTCAATCGCTTCGGCAACCTCACACATGACAAGAGCAAGCCAGTGTTCCGGCGAGTGCTTTTTTTCGTGCCACCCGTGGGCGGTGGCGTTATCGTGGATTTCTTTTGCCCAACGGTTCAGTTTTTCTGTGTCTATTCTATCCATAGCAAATTATACATTGAATTGAAATTTTATATCATTCCTTTCTATACTGTCGTTCCATTCTGGAGTGTTTCTATTTTCAACTATAATTCCATGTGGGCTTATATATGCTTCTTTGTTCAGCATCTTCAAATCTACATTGAGGCTTTTCCATGAGATATTGTACAGAATATTGAAAAAGTATTTCTTATCTGTTTCATCTTTGCAGAGGTCATAATCTCTTTTATCAAACAGATTTTTTATGTATGAAGATTTAGTTCTGATTTCCAATTCCTTCCTTTCAGGCAACCTAGATACGCAATCCATTATTGCCGCCAGTGCCATCGTGTTTAAAGATTTTGTTTGCACTGGGAACTCATTGACAATGCGCTTTTGGTTTCTAACAAAAAGAATGTATCTAAACATAATTTCCTGTTCAAAATACCCAGGGAAAACTAATATATAATCAGGCGTATTCATGATAATTTTATTTTGTACACATAGTAGTTGATGTCAACGAATACTCATCATTAAATGTGTTGGGATTTATGCACAAGAATCTGTAATAGGCATTCCACAACACAGGCCAGTCAGAAGCGTAATCTGAAAGAGTTTTGTATAAACCATGTGCCCAAAGTTTATCCATATCAATTTTCTCAAAGCGAAATTTGAAACTAGGTATTGCATCGGCGCATACTATCATAAACTCTGCCAAAGCAGCTCTGACATCCTGCGGGTTCAACTTTCCTACAAAAACCCTGTCTTGAATCTTTATGCCTAGCCTTTTGTCAAGGATATGCTCTACCCGTCCGTAAATTTCTTCGTAACGTTCAGCGTCCGCCTTTTTGTCAAAGCGTGTCTTATCAACACACTCGTATATAGTTATCTTTTTCATTTATTGTTTCAAATTTCTTTGCTGTTTCTCATAATCATATTGGGTTTCAAGATTATATCCTTTATTACATTCTACTGCAATTTGATTTCCAAACATTAAACCTAAAGCTTTTCTACTAAACTTACAAATTTCGCAAGAAATCATACCGTCAAGTTTCATATCAAGTTTGACTTGGGGGCAAATCTCTTTGTCTGTTCTTTTGATTTCCATTTTCATCGTATATTCTGAGTATTCTTGACATTCTTTTACTCTTAAGTTTTTCCTCTTCTTCTTTGTCAATCGCTTCGCACAACTGACCTATATTTTCTGAAACTAATTTAAAAGTACGTTCAGAAAAAAAGGATGCAAATCCATAAAATACTGGATCATTATATCGATTTGTAGCATGAATAGTACGTCCTTTATACTTAAACGGATATTGCCGAATGAAGTTTAATTGCTTCATAGCTTCATCTTTTGTATTCCAAATATCAGTTCTTGATGGGCCATATTTCCATCCTAAATAGTCACCAGCATAATATAATGGGCTGTATGAAAGATTAGTCCACCAGAAAAGCAATTTGATTTGAATAACAAACCCTGCACCTGTTTCAACGATTCTGTATTTCATAGCCCAAAATCTTTTCTAATTTGTGTTTTTATTTCTTCATTTACAGCCTTGTTTGCAGCAAGCAACGCTGCATAATAAGCGATTTGTCGTGCATCCTTGTCTTTTATCGGCACTGTCTCTTCTACTCTACTCACCGCCCAGTCTGCAATTTCTCTGTCAGTCATATTTCTAACTATATGTTATTACTATTCTAATCTCTTATATTTTAATCTTTACTGCAACCCTTGAAGGCTCGGTTCCGAACAGAGTTCCATTTTAGCCAAGATCCAAATATCGACTTCTTATTTTTTCGTCTTAAATCATCACATAACTTTGCGTAAAGTCTCGGCTGTTCCTTTAAAGCATCTTTTAACCTTTCATTTTCACATTCAATAAACTTTATTCTTTCTTCAGTTTCTGTTATATCTTTGTATTTCTGCTCTATGAGTTCCAAAAAACGTTCATTAAATTGCTCTTTTGTTTCGGCAAACCAAAACATTTTACTTCCATATACATAACCACCGATTTTCTTTTCTTTAATAATCATAAGGTCTTTGAGCAATTCACCAGAAATCCTATAATCGGATTTTTCATCAACATTTCTAGATAATAACTCTAAAACATTCCCTTTATTAATCATTACTATATCACCATTATATAGTCTTACTATTTTTTCTATTTCTTCCATAATGTGTATTATATAATTATTTTTTTCATCCGATAAGGGTTTGAGCGTTTGGCTTGTGAAACCATAGTCTCCCCCTACCCCCAGGATAGAGTTTGACTTTGGTTTGCTTATACTTCTTCATCCGCCTAATGGGAATCACGTCCGTATAAGGTTGTCGCTCTTGGATGCTCTCACGACAACTTGCAGCATCTACAAAGCATCTTGCGCACCAGTCCACTTATTCAAACCGACTGCCAGCATTCGTGCATTGTCTCCCCGCCTTCTGCTGGTTTTTTACGAGGTTTGTGGGCGAAACATCTAACGTGTCAGTAAAACTGCTTTGTGGCCGTATAGTCCCACACTTCTCGGAAATCCCACGGCAACTCACAATTTGTTACTTGGTGTGTAGGCCAACTGGCGTACATGGCATAATGCCTCCCGAACTCTATCAACACTTATCCTGTCCGTAGGTTTCAATTGTTCAAAGAACGCAAGCCAAAAAAAAATCAACCTCTGCGTAACGGGGATTGCAGAGGTTGATTTTTGGCCTTTTAGTGTAGCCTAACACTTAATCTCAACTCTTTAGCAGTTACCCGTATTTGCTATAAGTTTGCCTTTTCTTTTGGCTTTGCGACTGTGAATGGATTTGCACCATTGACCTGCGGTTTACTCGCCGCCGCTCTACCTATCTGAGCTACACAGTCACCTAACTAATTTAATCCTTAAAAAAACTCTTTCAAAGACGATGCAAAGATACAAAGAAAAATCGATATATAGAGTAAAAAATACACATTTATGAATTTTTGAGATATATTTTTTTCGTACTTTATTTTGTATCACACAATTAATTTTTCTTGCATCTAGCAAAAAAATTTGCGTTCGAGGGATAATACCCTTCTTTTTTTCGTGCCATTCCTACTATTTTATTACTTTTCATTTCTATTTCTTTCTCCATTGCCAAATCTTCTAGGTGTATATTGGTCAGGAATCATCCCAATACCAGGAGTATACTTATATTCTTTTCTAAACTCAACTGCTTCAGGGTCATCACTATAATACCAATCCAATTCCATATTATATGTAGGATGATTTCTATCCTTCATAAACTCATAAGAATTAGTGATAGGATTAAAAGCTACTGAATTAGCATGATAGCCATCATCTTGCTTAGTAAACAATCCCTTTTGAATTCCTTCATTAAAATCTTTAGGATAGCCATTTAACTCCCAGTATCTTCTCATGTTATATTCATCACCGCTATTCTTTAAGTTATCAGGAAGGGTATTAAGAAATTTAGTGTATGGAGGTTCATCAATACTGCCTCCTTTCTCCTTTGAATGAATCTTCACTTCGGGTAGGACCCACGGTATTTGAATTAGCTTTTCATAATCTTCTCCCAAAGTTGGATCGTCCCAAAGATAGTTTATCATAGGTACAAGATGATGTTGTTTATACATCTTATCATATATTTCAAATGGCCAATACTCCAATTCCGAGGGTTGTATTCCACTTGTTACAACTACTGGATTTCCAATTCTATTCACTATATTTGCAGCTCTACTCCGTATGTCTTTTCCATAAAAGTCATAGTCATTCAAGTCCCATCCTTTCACATATCCCTTTCCAGTTTTTGAATCCACATAATAAGCTGTAGGAAAGTTCCCCGGGTCTTCTAAATATAATGCAGGCTCTCCATCTTCGTCTAATGTATAGCCTAAATAAATCAAGTCATCTCTTTTTGCTGCATCTGGCTTGCTCTGCCATACAGGTATATCTCGACCATCTTTTTCCACAGCCTTCTTTACCAATCCATAATCACCAGGCCGTTCAGTATATCCAGCCCTCCTAAACATTTCTGCCTGTTCTTCTCTTGGCATGAGAAATGTGGCCTGGGCCACACCATTATTATTATTCCTATATGGATTGAATAAAGCAGTGAATTTTGCTCCTTCCTGCCAACCAGTAAATGGGTCTTCATAACCACCCATATCTTCTCCCCAAATCTTTTGTCCTAAATTCATTATTTTGGCACTTCTTTTATAATGCCTTTGCAGTCTCTTCTCTTTTCTTTTATCAGCATATTCTATCGGCTCCATTAATTGCTTGTCCGGCTCACTCCAATAGGGCGGGTCATCCAATAAACCGCCTTCAGCGAATTGAAAACCTTCTTTTATACTTTGTATTAATGGATCTTCTGTATAAAAGTCATAAACATCTTCACCTGCTCTTCCAAAATTGACAGTTGTTGCTCCAAGATTCCAACCTGTAGCAAAACTATTAGCTGCTTGGGTTCCTCTTTTTTGCATCAATTGTTTTACAATTTCTGTAGCAGGTTTGGTCGTAATATCCTGTACTGCACTTGTAGTTGTATTAATAAAATTACCAGCTCTTGGAGATATTCTACCTACAAGATTACCTAAAACTTCTTCCCCAGTATCTAAAATGTTATTATTAAATCTAGCTAATCTAGAACCATTCTCAACTGCTTTTACTTTACCAACTGCTGGCAACATTCCTACAAAATTCATTCCTACATTTTCACCAGAAGCAACACTATTTAAGAAGTCAGGTACTCCAGTTAGTCCAGTCGGGTCAAATGGTTGTAAGAACCTTAATCCTTTCAAAGTTATATCCATTTCTTTTGGAGTAATAGGATGAGGTTCAAAAGGAGTTCTAGGATTATTTGGATTATCTCTTTTTACCTTTTCATCTGAATCATAGATAACATTTGGATTACCAGTTTCTTGTGATTGTCTAATAAATTGTTGAGCTTTTCTTCTTTGGTATTCCTCATCTGACATAGGTTCTGATGTAATATATTTTGGTGATACATTATTATCAGACAAAGTTATGTTTGGTGATGCTTTATATTGAATAGTTCTTTCTCCTACAATAGAACCTTCTTTACTCCATCCATGCTGTTTGGCTACATCAGCTACATACTCATAAGCTTGCTCATCTGACAACCCTCTTTGTTTAGCCTCGTTGAAAGCTTTTGTAATTATACTATCTGGATGATCTTTTGCATTTTCTACATGCCATTTGCCTCTAGCACGTTTTTCATTATCATTAATATCATTTCTTTTAGGTACACTGTTTATTGGAGGGTAGTCTGGAGAAGTAAAACCACCTTCCGCAAATTCCATTCCATCCCACAATCTACGCATTGTAGCAAGGTCACGCACACCATGCCGCAGCATAATGCCCATGGCCTTGCTCTTTTGCGTTAAATTCATTTCGTCCCACTTCATCATTTCCTCCTTCCTCTTCGCCCGATAGGTCCGTACATGTTCTCTACTCCCACGCCTGGATATACTCCATTCTCTACCAGCCAGCCTAGTGCCTCGTTGTTGTACCAGTCCTTATATGCTTCTCCCAAATTCGTCATCGCCGCACTAACTCCGGCACTGTTCGCCTGGCTGGCCAATGTGGTCGCTTCATCACGCGCTTCTGCCACACTCTTTACCCTGTCCCAATCCAACTGATTCAATCCAAAATTGGTTAACTCAGCACGGTTGGCAGCATCTGCATTCACTTTGTCAGTATCACGGTTGAACGAGGCTACCTCAGTCCTGTTTTTGTCATTGTACTGACGGGCCTGCTCATAGGCTGTGCCTATCCCTATCATGTCATTGAAGTCTGCTGCCAGCAAGGCTGCATCACGCGATGGCGTAATCCTATTTCCCAAGACTGCACGCGTACCTGCAGCTCTCCCTCTTTGCACATTACCCATATAGTCCATATCTATTGGGTCGTAGGCAAGATAGTGACCTATCGGAACATAGTCTACAGGCTCGGGTCTGGAGGTGTCTAGCAACATCGCTTTCTCATAGTCTGGACGGTTCCATGCTCCAGCCAACGCGATTCCTGCCGAGGCTATTCCCGGCCATGGACTGTAGCCGGGATAGGGTATCTTCTCGGCTGGCGCACCAGGAGCCTCAACAAAATAGTCCGTGTATCTCACACCGTCTTCTGTTGGCGTTCTGAACTGGTAAGGCGATGTGTAGTCCGCATGGCTTAACACCCATTGGTTGTATTCGTCAGGGTTGCCTATCAGCGTGTAGTTCTTGCCGTCCCTGATATAGTATCTGATGCCTGTCAATGGGTCGGGCAAAGTTTCTACTACAGGTTCTTTGGGTGTGGGAGCATTCACTTCATCCAAAATCCATTGTGGTGTCTTCCAGTAGGTACCAGGGTAATCATCTTCTCGCTTGTTGAAGATGTCGTTGTAGTTATGGGCCACGCCAGCCTTCCAGCTACCATCCTCATTCACGAACTTTCTCGCCCATTTCTTTGCCGCTGCCGGCGTGTCTGCCGAAGCTATCACGTCGTTGAGGTATCTTCGCATATTCTCTTCCCCTGCTTTCAGCCATGCAGTGCCCTGTTGGTAGGCTTTGCTATTTCGCATATACTGGGCCACTGTCTTTCTATCGGCTTCAGCTAATTTAACTCCATTAGCATTTGCTGCTGCCAAGGCCTCCAGCCAACCGGGGTCAGTGCTGCCGTTCCAAGCAGAACCACTTTCATTTCCCCATGCGCCGTTCCTAAAACTGATAGAACCTGCCTTGGGTTTCCCTCCATCGGGATATAGATGTCCTCCATTAGCCATCATAGGCGCTTCTGCCCCCATGGCTGGCATCCCCTGCATTGGCTGCTGTATCGGTTGCTGCATTGGGGCCTCCTGAGGCATCTTAGGCACCTGCATGCCGATTCCCTCTGTCGGCATACCATATCCCATACCCTGTACGCCTTCAGTGGCCTGCATCGGCATTCCTCCAGCCAAGGCCGCAATCTCATCAGGAGTCATATAGCTCATCATTTTTTGGAGCTCTTTGGCGGCTTTCTCGGCTCTTGTCAGTTCTTGCGCATCCATAAGCCTACCCAACATGTCATCCACCGTCTCACGGGCCACAAGGTCATTCTCTCGCTCCTCGCTTTCTTTCTGTATCATTTTGGCTATTTCCGCATAGCTCTTGCCTTCATATCGTTTGTTCGAAAGCACAAAATCTTTCAAAATGCCCTTGCGTGGTTTCAGACGGTTCGAGAAGATATAATTCTCTTTGTCCCATTTGACTTCTCCCTCTTCTACCAGATTCGGCATTCCATCAGGGGCCACTCCAATAGGCACGCCACCTAGTGGGTTGCGTTCATGACTCCCACCTGCTTGTATCTCTGTCACTCCATTACCTCCGCTCATAGGGCTTCTTACCACTCCTCCTTCGGCATATACATAATCTCTCGCAAATTGTCCCAATCGGTCATGATTTATCTGTCCGGCACCCAATGCCAATGCATAGGCTCTGTTCGCTTCCTGTTCCTGTCTTTCCTGATTGTATATGTCAGCTTCTCGTCGGGCTCGGCTGTTGCGTATTTCATTTCCAATGATGCTACCAAACAAACCAACACCTGCGCCAATCGCTGTCCCTATTCCCGGAGCAATCATGCTCCCCGCTGAGGCCCCAGCGATAGCGTTTCCAACTACATTAGTCCAATATCCTCCGTGGTCATATCTATGACCCATATTACCACCGCATTTAAAATAGTCTGTCACCCCGAAATCATATCCGTCATAACGAGGTAGGGGATCGATACGGGATAGTCTGGCTAATCCTTCCTGGCTTGTGGGTACTTTAACGGCTTCCGAATTATAACTATTTTTAGTGTAGTCGTTCGCTGTTCCGTAAATATCTGCAGCCATCCCTGCTGCTGCGCCTGCTGCTGCCAAATAAGGCATGTATGACGGCCCTCCTTGAAGCGTTTCAGGTGCAGGACTACCAACCTCGATCTCATCCTGCGGGATAAGCCCTGCTTGCTGCGCTATCCAGCGGTAGGTGTTCGTACCTTCTGTTCCAGCCGCAGGCTTCGCAAACACAGGCCACTGTCCCATAAATTCCGTTCCTATTGGTAACGGATTCTCTCCAAATGGATTTATTGTATATCTTCCTTTAACTTGTGCCATATTTTATCCTTTCTATAGTTTCTACTATTACTATTTTTCCTATTCCAAATAGCCGACAATTACTGAATGCAATACGCTTCTCCAGTCTTTGTCGAGGTTTTTAGTCTTGGTCAGCCGCAGTTTTATCCATGGATTCCTAAACCTGTCTGTCATTTGCCCATACTCTTTTTCTGTGTAGCCGTCTCGTGGCATGTCGCTATGCCACATCCTAAATTTTTTGGCTATCCGGGGATAAAGTCCCTCCCAGGTCGTAGTTCCCTGCTGATATTCCGTCATGCAGTCTAATCGGTCAAAATGTTCCCACTCCTTATACCGGTCTTTTTGGTCTTCCTGGCTGTCATCAAATGTGTCAAACTGAAAGCTAACATTGGTCCATGTCTTGTCTGCCAGCGTGCTGTCCTTATCCGAACCGTCACTGTGGCATATCAGTTCCGTCCAATACGTCCTAAAGCTTCCAAAGTAATAGTTATAACGACCTGCATTGTGTTCATAGAGGATAGTCTTAGCTCCGGAACCAGCATAGTCGCTTCCCATAGTTCTTAGCATTATTTCGTGTCCCAGGACCGATTCCATAAATGGTGTTCCTTCATAGTCGTAGAACGAGGTGAAATAACCTATCTGCTCACTATAACTAAGTGCTGCCGTTCGGGTGACAAACATCACTTCACTATTCTTTTTGTCATATAGTCCGCGAAGGCATTCGAAACGATTAAGTCCCCATATGTGGGACATATCAGCCACTTCTTTTGCCCAACTGCCTAACCCTTTGTCAACTCCTATACTATGTATGCTACGCTGGCTATCGATATAGAACAAATCACGTTGTCCGTCATCCATGAAATAAGTCCCTAAGGGGCTCTTCACGATACTCCATTTATTGTGGCATCCCAGATGTTCGTTCAGATAGTAACTACCTGTTACCTTGCCACTGTTGGCAATCTCAAGCGGTACACCTGATTCCGTTTGTACCGCTTGCTGTTCGTTAAAGAGAATCCTACCAACACCACTATCTTGGAATGTTAGTATATCGTCAAAGTGCTTAACTAACCCTCGGATTGCTCCCTTTGCTCCGTCCATGTCTATGGTATTAGCCAAGGTGATATTTGTAAATACGTCCGTGAATTCGCCTTTCTGTTTTGTCTTCGTCCATGCAACGGTCATCGGATATTCTTCTTGTATCTTTTTTCTATGGTCCAAGGCTCTATACTGAAAATAGTTCGGTGTCTGACCATAGGCTTCATTTATCCTGTTGCTATTCGTGGGCCTTGTGTTCTCATTGTTTTCTAATCCGCGGTTCCTGTCATATCGGCCATCTATGTTCACCCTCGTCTCACACATAAATGACACAATATCCACTATCTGGTTTAGGTCTTCTTCCGTATTAGGAATGGTATGTAGATTGTCATAACGCTGGTAATAAGTATCTCCCATGCTCCACTCTATCTGCACTACACTTTTCAATCGGTTATAGCTATCTCGCAACGATACGGCTTCCCCACATACAATCCATGTGTTTGCTGCCAAGGCTTCTTCACTCTCACCACCAAATCGATTGTGTATGTCTTGATCGTCCCTGTATAACTCTGCTAGATAGAATATACCGTAATTGTTTCCACAGATGACATTCGTTAGTTGCGTATTGGCTATGACCGATTTCTGTGTGAAACCACCATATTGGCCAATAGTATCCCACATATAACGCTTCCCACTCATATCAAATGTTCTAGATGTTACGGCACTTTCTGTATTGTCTGCCCATTCTATACCCCTACTTCTTTCTAACGGAGTTCCATTGTTAGCATATACGTCATTGTATGTACCAAATTTTGGCAGTGCACTTATTTCCTTTTTGTTATTGCGTGTAACAGATTTCAAGTGTAACACCATTCCAGTAGTCCCTCGATATTGGACTGGAACGGCTTCTGTTCCGACTACGCATGATGATGCTGTTGTCCGACGGTCTTCCTGGCCAGCAGCTCTGTCTACCAATGTTCCGATTCCGGGATATACGAAATGGTTCGTATATTCATAGTTCCCCCACTCTTTCGTTCTTACATTTGGTACTACCATCCTATTGACGCTGAAGTCAAAGATTTTCGCACCTCCGTCTACTTCAAATTGAACCAACCCACTGTCTACTGTGTTAAAATAGCTAGGCTTATCAATATCTATTGTTACTTCATCATCCAGCGGTATACTTTCAAATGAATATCTGATACTGTCATATATCTTTTTTTGCAATGTGCTTTTCGACTCACAAATGTACCTTGGAGAAAACGTCCCTAGGCCTGGTCCTCTCAGTCTATCATAGTTCTCTATCACCTCTTCATAGGTCAGCGTCTTGGTGTGGAAAGGATATATCTTATTGGTGCCATAGTAGTCTACATGATGGTTCTCTTCATCCATCCCCACATAGTCATCATGAAAGTCAGCCTGTATACCTCCAAATTCCGTGAACTGCCATTGGCCCATGTATGTGTCTGCCACGCCGCCTTGCTGCACCTCTCTTTTTGGTGTATGGAAATAATTTTCTTCTGCAATTCGTTCTGCTGCCATGTATACACCCTCATTATGATATGTCAGAGGCACTAATCCTACTATCCTCATCTTCACACCGTCCATATCCATCTTTGCCATCTCACTTAAATATTCTACTTCGGGACTATGAAACGTCTCTATACTCTGGTCAACAAAAAACTCCGACCGCAAATGACTTGCCCTGTTCTCTACTGTCACTTGACTATTGTTTACTGACTTCTCTTGCCATGGATATACATTAGCCCATATCGTATAGTCTATCGTCTTGAACGGACTATCACTTCCATTTGCAATATAGCCTTCATAATTATTTACCAACTCGGCATTACTGCCATATCCCCCATCACTACCATAGTATCTGTTTGTCGGCGGCAAGGGATGAAAATGCCTCACTTCCAGCCCTCCATGCCGTGTTATCCTATTGGGCTCTTCCAAATCGTCAATATCTGCTGGACTCAGATCTTCTTCACTTATCAAGGGTCTACTGAACCATGACATCATTCCATAAACTCCGCCTTTTACTCGGTCTTCAATATTGTATAGCGAGGGTGTCAATATGCCTTGGGCTAATACGCTTCTGTCTCCATAATCAGGATATACTACTACAGGCCGCATCGCTACATAATCGTCCAATAAGCTACCTAATTCTACTAACCTTATTTCACCTCCAAAAGTAGCCAAACGCCTCTTTAAGTTATTCCGGTCGCTCGCCAGCACGTTTATACCATAGTTCATCAACTCCTTTACTTCACTTTGTGGTTTTAGGTTCTGTAAAAAATCATTTCCATTCGCACTATCACCACTTTCTATTCGCACTACATCACTCCAGTTCCCATATCGGTCCTGAAACTGTACTCCAAATCTATAGGTTTCATGATACTTGAAATATCGTATTTCAGAAGCAGATTTGTCAAGCTGCGATTCCCATTCATATTTTCCAAGGGTTCTAGAAAGAGCTATCTCTTTGTTGTTTCTAAATCCCAAACTATTGAAAACGCCTCCTACCTGTGTCCCCAATTTTATTTTCGCTCTCACAGCACTACTTACATAATAGTGCTTTTCTTTGATATTACCGTAAAAGGCTGTATTGTCTTTTTGGGTCATCGTTTGGCAGGTGATGTCTTTCGCTCCGACATAAAGCAAATAGGTGCTTTCCATGTCCTCACCGGTCCTATTTGTATCCACATAAACAGCTTGCCCTGCGCTATCTATGCTTAGGTCTGCCAGCCTCTTCACTATGGGTAGTCCGTCTTTCGAAATTCTGACGATGCTATATAGCCGGACTCCATCATAGTCTTTTCTTAACCCTCTCATCAGTATTCGAAAGCTACAAGCCACATTCTCATCTGGCGCACTCCCTCGCTCGTCATCTGATAGATAATGCATATCAGACACAGACACCACACTACTCTCTTGTGCATACTCATGATAGTAGGTAAAGGCATACTGAATCGTGCCACTGGGAAACAGACCATTACTATTGTTTATGCGCTCTATGCTCATCGATTCACTCCCTCCTATCTCTTGAGCATAGTCGAAACTTTTATCATTGTAGGTCTTGTCTAATTGCATGATGTTGATGAGCCTCGGCTGGTTCTTACCATCCGTCCAATAGACTTTTTGTATTTCTTCCGCTTCGTAAAAAGTCATTGCCTCTATTGGATATTCCAGGTCAAAGTTCAAATCTCCTTCATACAGCAAATATCCCTTTACCGGTGCTCCGTCACTTGCTCCGTCTTCAAAGTCTACACGATATATATAGTCCCTATTAATGGAAATCAGCTCTCCCGTTTCCGGATACCTAACCCAGATGATACCATGAGTGAATACTGCCATCTTGTTGCCTATGACTGCAACTCCTAGGACAGTTCCTTTTAGATTGTCCTTTATCCATTGACCATTGGTGTTGAATTTTACTGTTATTTCTGCTGGGCCCTTTTCGTTTGTTAATACAAACTTGCTCGTGTGGCGGTCTGTCACGAGTCTTAGGTTCCTATTCTCATAGGCAAACCGAGCATCGAACTTGCTCATCGCAAGGTCTCTGTTCATGCCTATAGGCGTAATCACTGCATTCTTTCTCATTTCTTCTTCCTTTCGTAACTAAAGACTTTCTCTCCCTTCATCAATCGGTCGTGCAAACGTTTATTCAGTTCTTCACTGATTCGAACAAAATACAATCTCGCTTTGGATGTCTTTCCTTTGTGCCACATGAAGTAATATTGTATCTTTGAGATATTTTTATATCTACGCTTATGATTCGGGTCCGAATTCATCTTTTCCCAGTCATATATCTTATTCTGGAACTCATAATTCTCTGTCGCAACTAAATTGATCTCTCCCATATCATAAAGCAATTTCAGGATATATCCTTCGTCCATCATCTTATCTCCCAAGCGATACAATAGTTCATCCATAAGCTCCTTCATTTTCGCTTTTGGTATTGGTTCTCCCACCCTTTTAACTGTCATATTCAACCAGTTCGTTTCTTGGCTATAAGGCATTCTTTTCCTCCTCTCCTTGACTTCCTTGAATCTTGCGCTTGAAAGCATTATTTGTGTATACTTGTAATGCTCTTGCAAATTCTGACAAGTCATCATTTGCGTTATTCTTATCGTCCCTGGGCTGCCATGCGGCCGCTGTGATCTCCATCGTTACATATTTCATCAGCAACGGTATGCGCCCTGCCTCCATTGGAAACTCCCGGTCTTCTATGTCGCACGCCACTACTTCACAGTTGTCGTCACACTCCATGTCACCCGCCGCCTCTATGTCGTCAAACAGGGCCGTCATTCTTATCCGCTCCAGATGCATAAATCCCATATTATGTCCCGTCACATATAGTTTGCCATCCGGTCCTATCGTCACGTAAATCAACCCATACAGCCATTTATTGTATCCTACAAACTGAAATTGCTGGTAGGGCACCCACTGAAATCTATATCCATACAGAAAGCCTGCTGGTGGGGCAACATTCACGCTGCCTCTTCCTATCACTGTTGGCACCTTTTCTGTGCTAACTAAATACGACTTACCACCACAGATGTTGCCATCATTGCCAGATTCTACATCTACACATATTGATTGATAGTCAGCGTCTTTTATTTTTGTGTTCGGATTCGAAAGCAAATAGTTTCGGTATTTGCTCATCAGAAAGATGATATGGTCAATGTTGATTATCGCATCATCACTTATCGTCTTCGAAAAGTCCTGGATAGCATGTGCTATCTGTCCAAATGTCGCCATAGTACTTTTTTTTATTCATGCAAAAGTACTATTTATATACAGCATCTTTCTTTTATCAAAGTTTCATCCTTTATATTATCCCCTCTATCTCTTCTATCTACTCTAGTGTATATACATAAAAAAAAGAGGAATTGTGAAATTCCTCTTTTCCCTTATTGTGGTTAATTTTTAATTACCACTGGTAGTGTCCTCACCACTGGTAGTATCCTCATCACTGGTATTGTCAGTAATGGGTTCTACCTGCTTTGTTCTAGAGTTATACTGCAAACCCAAAGCGGTGAGTACATCAGTCAATTGAGTAGGAGGCGTAGCAGTGGCGCCTTTCCCTGAGCCGACCATTGCAAAAGAAAGCTCTTTCAGATTTCGACTCGAAGGGGCACCCATCTTCGGCAGCGTCTCGTAAGCAATATCCAACACCCAGTAATCGGCAGCATTGGCATCCAACATGGCATCATCAATCAGACCATCCATCACGCTATCCCAACCGGCAAACCCACTGCAGGTGTCTGCCATGGTTTCGACACTGTTCATTTGGGAGACTTTCTCCAGCCCCCAAATCAGATAGGCATTGTTGTAGCTCTTGGTTGACTCTTCTACTCCGTTATACTGCTTATGAGCCTGAGCAGCAGTGGCAACCTCTGAAGCCCACTGCCATTCCTCCTTATCAACACTATCAACTCTCCCTGCATATTTTGTCACAAGGTTTGTCGTTATATACATTTCAATGGGCTGCGGGTCCATTTGCATCTCCATGCGACGGCGTGTAGGTCTCTGCTCAGGAAAGGTGTTGTCTTCCAGAATCACCTTGCCGTTAGTGGTGTCTGCGGTGGCTTTGATGGGCTTCATCCCTTTGATGTACTGGTTGTTGATTTCTGCTGCCATGTCGCTAGCCAACGAACCTTTTGTGGAGTTGTTTTTTACCATTATTGTAGCAAACTTTTCCCATCGGTCGGTCAGGCCATAGCCATACAGGTTGGTGAAATGCATGTACACTGTCAACAAGGTGCCTGGAATTACGCCATCAGTACCAGTTACGGCAGGCGTTGCGTCGGCATCAGCATTGACTCGAATGTCTGGCATAGTGATTTCCCACTTTCTGAACACCGGAGCAGTTGGTCGGCTCAGTCGCACACGTTTGATCCAGTCTAAACAGAACTGGTCGGTGGTAATGACCTCAGCACGTTCTGCGTCAGTAGTAGGGCCACCTGTCTTTTGGATTTTGAAATAAACTCTACCGTCTTTCTTTTGGTTTACAACTTCCTGACCTATTTTCAGAACATGGAAGTTCTTAACGATAACTTCATTCCCTAGATTCATAATTCTTTTATTTTTTAGTGAAACATAATATTTTGAAACTTTTTTCTATCACCTCTATCCTAAGACTTATAATGCTGGTAGGCTTTCGTCGCTGCCGCCTGCACTATCACATTGTCGTATATCTGGTCCAGCACAGGTTCTCGCTCTTGGTTGAATCCGTCTATCGCATAGTCTGCAACTGTCCCCTCCGTCAGTATTATCGGCGTGGGACGCTCCACATAACGCACAAAGTAGTCCCCTTGGCTTTTACATACCACTTCCGCATAGATGTCACCGGCACCTCCGATGTCTAACCGCAGCCCCCTCCGCTCGTTATATCTGAATGGGTTCCTATACACATTGTAGAAGTCGTCATGCGCAATTGGCTGCAATAGCACATCTTTCTGCATTTTGCATCGCCCTACGCTCCCTCGTCTTCTCAGCACTTCATAGATAACGTATAACACCGCATTCTTCTCTTCGCCCATATCATCTGTGATTGTAGGCAATTTGTAAAATACGCTCTCTTCCGCTATCTTCTCCAGACTTACTACACTAGGGGTCACTATCAAACTATTGACCAATGGAACTATGGCTTTACGAGAACGCTCATCATACTCATAACTTTCGTACAATGTTCGCACAAGCTCGTTCTGGGCATCGCTTAGATAGATGCTTATCTCTTCCAATGTCAGACCAGGGGCCTGCTGGCTGCTCACGTTGTCGTAAAACAGCTGGAAGGTGTCGTAAAGCTCTTTGTTCCTTGTAGTCATTTCTTATAGTTCTGTGATTACGATTTTTCTGATTTGGACTCCCATTGGGCATCCTTCCTGATTCTCCGTATTTTCACGTTCTATCAAAGGCAGGATTCCGTTTTGCTTGAATAGATCATAAACAAACAAACGGCCTTTCTGCGTCCAATAGGTCCACATCACTGTCTTAACACCCTTGCCATTCTCCACGGCACTTGTCTTAGACTGCGTATATCCATTTCCAATTAACCATTGGCCATTCATTTTGCGCTGTATTCCCAAGGAAGCAAGTTTCTGATTGAACGCCTTGGCCGACATACCATAGTCTGCCGCTATCTGCGTAGTGGTCACTAGGTCCGGACTATGAAGAACCTGGTCATAATAACTGACCTTCGGCTCCATCTCTTCTATTCGCTCTGTCAGCTTTAGGTTCTCTCTCTCGGCCAGCTGTCTGCGCTCATATTCGTCTGCCCATGCTCGGGCAGCTTCGGCAGGATTCGAAAAGTCAGGCATCATTGAATAACCTTTACTGATAAGTTCCTTAATTCGGTCATTACACCAGATGGCGAATATAGGTGAAAGCCATCTGGCAAACTCCATGGCTACATCTTCATGCATCCAGGTGCCACCATTATCACCATGTATAACTTTCACTAAATCAGACGAGACGCTTTTTCTCATCTCGCATAATGCTGCAATAAAGTTCTTGGTAGACTGATTATTCATCCAATCAATAATTCTCTTTCCGAACGGCTTAGCCATCTCAGTCGCATTCACCATCACATTATTTTCTTTTGTAAAGGTGATAGGGTTGCCTTCATATGTGTATGTTTCAATTTTTGCCATGTCCTCCTCCTTACTTTCTCAGTTTTCTCTGTATCTCCATGTACAGGTCGTGGTTCTCCGGCTCGTTCAGCCACTTTGCCGCATTCCCTAGTCTTGGCTCCTCTCCATCAAAACACATCTTCTGATGCTCTTTCTTGGTATAGAAGAAACCTATGTTCTGATCATACAGCACTTCTTTGATTCGCGCAGCAGCCACCAGCAGGGCCTTGGTCTCCAACATCGGGTCGTCGAAGTAGCCTTTGACCCGCTTAAGGTCATTGTCGATATAATTCGTCACTTTCAGCTGTAACATGTCAAGGCTTACAACTCGCGACTCATGGCGATTATCCATCATAAAGATGATATAGCGCAGCACCTCTTCATCGTTCTGATACTTGCCGTACTTCATGAATGTCTCATACTTCATGTTGGCCTTCTTACTCTTGTTCTCTACCTCGGCTTTCTCACTGCTCATGTAGAACAGCTGGGTGGCACGCGGATTGTTCTCCAGTTCTTCAAGACTTCCTGCTACTATTTCTTTATGCAGCAAAAGAATCTTGTAGTAGAAGTAATCACGGATATTGTCTAGGTGTAACACCAAACCACTTTTCTTTAACACCACACAGTTCCAGGCCCCTTCGGCTCCAGTATGCCAGTAGCTCGGCTCACCATGCTTGCCATACACGCTCAGGTCGCGACCTAACACTTTCTCAAAGTAGGCTTTTTCGTCTTTCGTCAGCGGGTTCATCAGCTCGCTGCTGCCCCTCTTCGTAGGCACATACAGCGGCCATTCGCTGCGGGAGCCCATTCCGCCATAGAAGTCTCCATCTTTATCTGCCGTAATACCGCGGTAACGCTCAATAAAACGTACCACAATAACATCTGGACGCAGTGGGTTCAATTCTACTTCCTCTTTCGGTGTCTCTTCCGTTACAGGTTCTTTCAACAAAGTATTGTCTTCAAGTCCTGATTGTTTTTCTTTTTTTACATAAGCCATTTTTAATCTCCTTTTTTATGTTCTTATAGATTCTTTTAATATCTTTATGTTTTTTCTTATTCTAGAACCTGTAGGGCAGTCTCCCGCCCCACAGATTGTTTTGGCTTGGTTTAGCCAAGCACATAGCCCGAAGGCTTATACACGAGACATCTGTATGGGTCGCGTACATAACCACCAAAGGTGGCCATGACTCCCATAGAGCTCTCGTCCTTGCCATGGGCTCGAAGGTTATTAGGCAGAGAAAATCCCCAAGGATTGCGGGCACCGATGACATAGAAGAACTCATCTTCAAACTTGGTATCTTTCAGTCGGCAGTTCACAAAGTTCGGGAATGCTTCGTTGCCCAGGTCCATGATGTAGTATACATGCGAACTCATCGTACCAATACCATCGGGACCGGGCTCCATGTTTCTGTCGGGATCGTCGAGCTGGGCATCCACCATAAAGTTTAGCTCGATTCCCATAGGTGCGCGGTAGGTGGTAAACTGAGCACCATAGCCGAGGGCAACACTGGCATCCTTACTCGATACTCGATTGACAATACCCAATGTCGAGGAAATCTCCAACTGGGTCCATCCCTTGGTTTGGCTCTCAATCCATTGGCTGGCCTGTTTCATGCCATAGGCTCCGGTCACTACAACCCACTTACGGCGGTTCAAAGGCACCTTTCCTTCGATGACGGCCTTGGTCAGCATGTTCACCATGGGCTCCAGGCTGAAATAACGGCCAAATCCGTTATACTCGCCTACATTGCCGCGCTCAATCTGGGCAATGAAACCGTCGCCCTGCTTCTCCACGTTGCCGCTCTCACCCAGATTCAGGTACAGGCCGCTGGCAGTGCGGTTGCTGCGGGCAAAAAGACGTACTCGACTTTTCTCTTCTTTCCACTCTTCACGGAAAATCTCCGACTCCAGGTCAAACCACGAATGGTATACACCTTTCTGACCACTGCTGGTCACGACAGGTATGTCTACCAGGAATGCCTGCTGTCGGTCGGCTCGGCCGGTAAAGGTCTTGTCCTTACGGATGGTAGTCCATTCACTGCGGTCTCTGCTCATGGTTTGAGCTCTAATACCGCCACGGGGATTTGAGCCCTCCGACTCGGCAAGGCTGTACTCGTAGGTAAACTGCTCGCCGCTGTACAGCAGGTCTTTCTGCATACCGGTATCGTTGCCTGTCACCAGCTGCACCTCGTACACGGTATCGCTGCCCTCACTGATAGGCTGCTGCACAATCTGCATCTGATAGTGGCTGCGCATTCTGCCGATAAGCAACTCGCCAAAATGGAAAAGCTTGGTACGAAAGACGAGGAAGAAATGCTCTCCACCTACACCGATGGGGCCGCCAGTATAGTTCTCGTCAATCACGGTGCCATCCATCAGACGTGCCTCTTTCAGCTCACACCGTTTCAGGCGGCGGCCGATAGTCTGCCAGCTAAAGGGACGGTCATCGTCAAAGTACTCCGTCTTCTGATTGCTGATGAGTGTGTCGAAATTTACGTCGTCATTCTCCGTTCCAAATCGTTGGATTACTTCTGGGATGCTGATGTCTTTCAACATTCCCAAGGCTGCTAAGTGTTTACGATGGGTGACCTCGGTGGCTATAGTCTGAGGTCTGGTAAACTGATACGGTCTAAAATTACTTGGCATTGTTTCTTATTTTTTGGTTGATATTCTACTTTTTCTTCTCTATTCGTCGGTGGCTAGCCCTTTTATCTGGTCAAAGTCTATCACCTGGCTGAGACCTTCCGTGGGTGCAAAGCTACCATTCGGCTTACGCGAGGTTCCGTTCACAAAGGCATCTTCAAGCCGTTTGTTTATCTGCTTCTCCGCTTCACTTACCGGCCCTTTGAAGAGCTTCGAGAAGTCTTTTCCTTCGTTGGTTAACACCAGTATGGTGGCAAACAATCGATTCGCTTCGTCTGTGTGCTCTCGGCAAAACTTCGTCAGCCCACTCACTTTCACCGGGTCTCCTTTACTGTCTCGAACCACATTGCCATCTGCATCTTTCAGCTCATACGTCGGCTTACCAATGTAGTCGAAGATTTCTTCCCGCTGGCTCTTTCCTACCTTCAGGTCCTCCAGGTAGCCCTTGCCGTTCATCACCTCCTCACGCATGGCTTCCATTCGCTTTCGGTTATCCTCTAGCTGTTTCTCACGGGCTTCCTTGGCTTCTGCCACGGCATTCTTGTAGGCATTGCTGTAGGTCTCTCGGCAGAACTTTAATGCCTTTTTGGCATCATCCCTGTCTTTGCCACTGTCGAAACTCTTATCGATGAGTTCCTTCATGTCTTCATCGGAGTATCGTTTCAGTCGGTACTGCAATGTCAGAATGGCTTTTCGCGCTTCATCGCCGTTCGGACCTTCTTCTTCCAGCAGCTTCTCGTCATAGTCGTTCAGTCGCTTCGTCTCGCGCTCGTAGAACTGCACTGCGCTAGGGTTCATCCCAGTGCTCAGTATCTCTTCCAGTCGCTTCTGATTTTCGGCTAACCGCTTTTGGTCATCGCTCCGCAGATTCTCGATCTCCTGCTGGAATAGGTCTTTTAGTTCACTAGCTTCTTTTACCGATGCCAGTGTCTTATCATCAAGTGTGCGTAGAACACCAACCTTTTTCAAATCTTGTAAAGCCAAGGCAATGGAGGATGGTGTTTCAGGAGAACCTTGACCTTTCGGGTCGGTGTCCTCGCTCACTTCTTTTTCCTCTTCCTCTTCTTGCCTACCTTGTCTGGACGTGTTTTTTTCTTCGCCCTCGGCTTCCGAGTTATTTTTCTTTGTTTCTTCCTTTCCCTCTGGTTCCTTGCCCTCTTCCTCTTCGACTACCTCTTTCTCCCCTTCTGTCTTCCCTAGCAATTCATCCAAAGGGACGAAGTCGGGATCATCCACCAGAACGATTCCTGCTCCGTAATTATCAAAATCATCTGCCATTTTTATCTCCTTTTGTTATTATATTATTTTTTTGTACGTTATAATTTTTCACCTGCAAAATTACAATGTACTTCCCTCTCTGAATTCCATTTAAAGGTTCATCCTTTATTCATGTCTATCTAATCTATCTTTTCTATCTATCTTAAAGTTTCAACCTTTTTACTCTTTTTCCTACACATTTTTTCTCCTATCTTTGCAACTAATTAATAATTCAATATTATGGCAACTTTTTTCGCACCCACGCCTACATACAAGGCTCCTACTTTCCAGGAACTCGCTGCCCCGCTCGAAATCTATCGGCAGGCCTACAGCCAGTTGGAAGAAAAATATGATGCCGAGAAAGACAAAGCGGCTATGCTTCAAGCTATGCTCGGCACAGACCCTGACAACGAAATCAACAATTACATGGCCGATTACAACGCCCTCATGGACCAGACCGCCCGGGCATATTCCAATGGCACTCTGCCTTATTCTCAGCTGGTCCAAAACTATAAACAACTTCGCAATATATGGCAGGACAAAGGTGTTAAGATGACCGCCGCCATCGATGCATTCACCAAATACAAGGATGCAAAAAGCAAGATGCCTGGCGCGATAGGTCCCGAATATTCTCTCAGCGACTTCCTCAAACAGCCTACCCGCCAGTACAGCTTCATCAACACTGCCGACGTGGAGAAACAGAGCGCAAACTTGTTCAAGAGCATATCTGCTAGTATGCCTCCGCAGGTACGCGGAAGCTTTATGAACGACGCCATGATTATGATGTCACAAGGAATGTCGGCTAATGATATTCTCGGACTGATGCAGCAAGACTCTCCATACTCTCCTTTCGTCCAAAATATCCAAGGAATGTACGGCGACGAGTACGTCAACCTTGACGACAACAGCAAGCGTAAATATGACATGGCTATCCAACGCGGTGCTATCGCAGGTCTCGAACAGATGAAAGCAATGGAGAATCCTAAGCTCGACCAGCAGCTGAAACAAATGAGGTTGGCTACTTCTAACCTAGCATACCAAGACGCCCTTATCGACCACAACATCAAGGTCACGTTAAACAACACTTGGGCACAGCTTCCTGACGGTACTTATGTGAACGGTCTAGGTGTTCCAAGTTCAACTGTACCCAAAGGTGCAAATATCGTAGATTATACGACCTTGGAACAAGTAGCAAATAGTGGTAAGTCTAAGAAGTCTAAAAATATAGATCCATCTGTATACTCTTTTGAAAATGTCTATGGCTATCCCGACATTAACGAACATCCGACTATGAAAGGCTTTGCCAATGTGGTTAATTCTGACCCAATGAAAATCAATCCCAATAAAAAACTTGACAACCTGCCCGCTTCTGGATTCTCCTTCTATGATGGTAATGAAACTAAAATAACATTAAAACCAGTGGCAGCGTTTAACGCAAAAGGTGAAGTTGTAATGGGAGTAAATGAAAAAGGCAAAAAGGTGAACAATATAGGCGATGCGGAAACGGGCACTATTGTCGGATATGGCTTCTATAAAGGCAACCCCATACGCAACAACATCAACGCCAATATCAAGACAGGTTTCTCAACCGCTATACCTATGAAAGTACAGGAAGCTATTAAGGCTGATCCAAATCTCGACAATCCGGACTACGTTATTATGAAAACCAAGAGCGACAATTATGTCGTAATGACTGCTAAATAAATTTCATTATGCCTATACCTCATTATCTAGAAAGCTCTGCTGCCATACGTCAAAGACAGTACGAAATACGTCAAAAAGCCTTGCAAGATAGACGAGACTATTATTTGCGTACGCATCCCGTAGAGGCAAATCTTCAAGAACAAGAACGGCAAAATGCTGAACAAGCCCAACAATTGGTGAATATCCAGGAACAAAATCCTAGAACCTTTTGGGATAATATGTTCAACCAAAAGCCTATTGAAGCGGAACTGAATCCTCTTTATGCCATCGATTCGCCGACTTTGATGGGTCTGCAACGCGACCAGTTGAAAGATGTGCCTTATTTCGATCCTCAACCTATCAACAACTGGAAACAAACTTTCTTGTTCCGTCAAGGCACTGTAAGAGCTACACAGCAAGACAGACTTGCAATGTTCGGCATGGATGACTGGTCAAAAGGGGAATTAAAGAATATCCGCTATAACTACAATCTTCTTCGTTCCAACGGCAAATTCGATTTGGCCCAACAATACCTAAACGACGTTGTAAACGACAGGTACAAGCTGGTGGCAACCGAAACAATGCCGCAACGCCAGCGTGATAACTTGATCCGTCAGCGTCAAATACAATCTGGACAGAAATATGACAACGTAGACGTAAGCTCTAATTCCACTAAGGCTATCATGCACGACCTGCTACCTAACTACCGCGAGTTTGAGAACTCCAAGAACCATCTTGGTCATAGATACCTCGACTTCTCAGACGCGGAACTGTCAATGATTGGTAGCAAATGGAAAGACATCTTACGAATGTATGGTGAAAACGACGCCTACACTTTCCTATACAACACAGTCCAGCAACGTATTGCTGACAACACTCCCCTAGGACAACGCGTAGTCAATGCAGGCTACGGTCTTATCACCAACGGAGTATCTACTGTCGCTTCGTTAGCAGGTATGTTAGGCAGTGTATTTGACTTCAATGCCTCTAACAACGCAGCTTATAACCCTAACGACAATTGGATTCAGAACAGAATCAATATAGGCATCGACAATGCCGTGACCCGCTGGGCAAAAGACCTTATGGAATATCAGACGTGGAACCCGAACAACATCACTGACGATATGAGGGCTATCGGTGGACGGTTCGCAGGTGCCATGCGTGGCCCAGGACAGGACGTTTTCAACGACCCTTGGCTGCTGATTCCCGAAACCGTCAAGCAGCTAGGCTACATGGCTGGCTTTATGACAGGCTCAGTTGCCTTGTCCGCAACTACAAGAGCTACCACAAAGGCTTTGAATAAGACTGTCACTAACATAATCAAGAACGCTGGTAAGAACACGTTGGCTACTCAAAAAGCATTGACAAAGTTCAACAACGTCATGGCTTCTACCGATCATGCACTGAACCTGCTCAACGCTGGCGTGGTATCATCCGTAGAAGGTGTCCAGAACGCTATCGGCACTTACGATGACGCACAGCATGGCGAATACCAGGCACTTGCCACCAAACTGGGTCTTAACCCACAGCAGAATTCCACTTTTGAGGATATTTTGAACAACCTCACGCTTCATCAGATGGCTGACATGGGAGCTTCTTCTGAGGACCCTCAGCAAATCTATGACCGTCTATATCAGCAAAACTACGAGAACTTGCGCGGTTATAACGATATGATTGTTGACAAAAGTCGTGAAGCCGCACGAAAGGACTTCTGGGTGAACGCAGCCATTAACGGCCCTATCAACATGGCTACTCAGCAGTTTCTGTTCAGCCCTGCCGTTCGTGATGCTATCCATGGCTCCCGTGTGAACAAAGCACTCCGTCAGCGTACCGAGCCTGCAAGACAGAGAAGACTTGAAAGAGTCAACGCAAGAAGAACAAAAAAAGGCAAAGAGCCTATTGTTATGGGTGAAGACTATATCAACCCAACATGGGCTATAGTGAAAGGTGCTATCGGTGAGGGCCTGGAGGAATATCTACAAGAGGCATCTACCGAAGCAGCACAGGGCGCATCCCTGCACTATGTCGACCAATTCTTGAAAGACTATTCCAATGCTGACGCAATCGAAATATTCTCCGACGGACTCTCAGACGCTGACGAACCCGACATCCCTACTATCGGTTCTTACTTCCGTTCTGCCGGTAAGGCACTGTTTTCACGTCAGGCAGCCGAGAGCCTGCTTCTCGGAACTATTGGTGGAATGTTAGTGCCAAGTTTCAACGTCACTGCAAAGGCAAAAGACGGTAGCGATAGAAATGTATGGCTGCATAGAGGACTACGTGAGGACGGTTCGGAAGAAACCCGCTGGCAGGCGATACGCCGTGCAATACCTCTCAGTTTCACGCCTGCAGCAAACGCTCGTGAGGCGATGGCATACAATAAGCAGATGGCTGAATACGAGAAAGAGGTCAAAGAACGCCTAGAGTCGATGGTTGGCGACAATCCAGAAAAACTGGAAGACCTCCGTTCTGTCGTCAAGCTCATAAGCCTGCAGGACCGCAAACAGGATGCCATGCTCAACCGTGACGATTTCGTTTACCGAAACACAAAGTTGGAAGAGGCAGTGGAACTCTCCTTACTTTTCCGCAGACGTCCCAACAGTAACGCCGCTAAGATGTATTATGATGCCATGCAGCGCATAGCTAACATGTCCGAGACTTCGGATGACGCAACACAGCTGGCACAAATTGCTGCCGAGGCATTAGCTGATAACGACATGTATACCGACGACGATGGCAATCTAGACACCAAGGCTTTGTTCGGTCAGATTAAGGCTAACGCACAAAAGCTACTAGATATACGCGACCGGGTTGCCAAAGAGGACAAGCGACTTAACAGGCTCTACGGCTATAACCTTTCCGTGGATGCTCGCAAGGCTATGATATTTGGCAGCATCTTACAGGACAACCTTGCTGAACGCCTTGACAAACTCACTAACGAAGTAAGTGCTGTCACAAATCAGATATGGAAAGGCAACTTTTCTGACAGAACGGCTTTCGTCGAGGACATTATGAAGTATCGTTCTATTGACAACGCCAACAATTTAAGAGCGCAGTATGAGGCCCGGCTTTCGGAAATCGAAAATCAATTAGCGAAAGAAGAGAACAAGGACAACCAAAAACTGAAAGACGAAAGAAAGGCTGTAAAGGACAAACTGGATGCTGTTGACAACTATATTGACGCACCAACTCCCTACATAGGTATCGCCACACCCGATGTCATAGCTTCCCTTTCGCCCGAACAGCGTAGCCGTTTCATACAGGACGTTCTCAATGACGCTGCAAATGCAGAGAATAAGAGCAAACCCCATTACGACAAACAGCAACTTGAATTTATCAACAGCTTCTTTGAGCAAGGTAACCGTATAGACCCCGACTTCGCTTCCAAGGCACGCGACCTCGGACGTGTACAAAAAGCCTACGAACAGACCGTAAATGACAATGCGGATATAGCCGCCAATCCGAACAAGCTGGCTGCACGCATCCGTACCAATCAAGCCATTGCCACATCACGCATCTATGAGAAACGTGTGGACAAACTCCAAAACGAAACCACACAAGAGGGCTTCGACAACGCGATGAACGACATCCGAAAGGATTTGAACGCTGCCCAATGGACGCAGTTGCAGTCTTACATTCTTTCCACTGAAATTGGAGAGTCAGAACTTTATAAGAATTGGGCTAAAAGAAACGGATATGGCAAGATGATCCTTGGTCAAGACATCTATTACAAACTGGAAGAGCTGCGTCAAGAGTATTTGAAAGATGAGAATGCCGACAAAAATCAAGTCAATCTTACTTTCACCAATGTAGCGACAGTTGTACGTGCATTGCTTGAAACCGTTGATTCTATTGACAAACTACCCGAAGCCATTCAGAATTATCTGAAAAATGATAAAACATGTACGGAAGATATGAAAGATGTCTTTTTGAGACTTCTTCGCGACCTACCAAACATGATTTCTGTCAAAGAGAACGCATCAAGACGAAAGAGCGAAACCCCTCCAGCAAAAAAAGGAAAGACAGAAAAGAAGAAAAAAGATGATGCAGAGATTGAGGCTAAACAAAGAAAGGACGAAGCTGCAAAAGATGATATGCCGGCAGAGACCGATGATGAGGATAACCAGGTTGAACTTGAAATGGATGAGCTTCTTGAATTAGAAAGAAAAAAACAAGAAGAACGTAAAAAACAAGACACAAATACTCAGTCTAAGGAAGACAAAAAAAATAAAAAAGAAGATTTTAATGATGAAGATTTAGAGCCGAACACGGATTCTGACATTCTTGCTGATATTGTGGATAAACTATCTAATGTCGAAATCACGGACGAAATGTCGGACGATGAAATTGACTCAGCAATCAATGATGAAATTGGTATGGACGAGATTGACAGCCTTTCTAACGAACAGCTGGACGATATTATCCATACGGTAAAACTCAACGAAAGAATTAAAATTTTCTTCCAAAACTTACTCGACGACCGGACAACGCTGAAAGGAAGTCCAGACGAATCTATTGATGAAGCCGAAGCAGTAGACGAAAGTTCAGAAAACCCCGGCAAAATTCTTCCTCTCAACGGCGATTCCGAAGAGCGTCTGCTAACCAGTCAGAAAAGGACTAAGTATGTGTTCTATGGGCATAGTGACGAAGAAAATACTCAGAAAGGTTCTATAGGTCCCAACAGTTCCATTGTCGATTTACTTGAACAACATGGAGCTTTGTCTTTTGTCAATAGTGGTAGATTTGCTGACATCATTCGTGCAAATCCTGATACTCCCATCTATTTCTTACGTTGGAAGCAAGACACTAGCCAAATGCCTTATCTTTTCCTGGCAATCGAGTCAGATGAAGGTGACATCGTTATGGATGGCCGTACATTCCAGATGGTAGGCTGCTTGGGTTATTCTGACGAAGAAGGAGCTGGAGAAGCCGAAAACCGGGTCATAAAGCAATTCCTATCTACAATCGACAAAGATTCCGACTTTTTGAATGGTGACGATTTTGTGTCTACTGACATGTACACAACCAAGGTAAAACAACTTTACACTGGCAAGTATATTGAAAGCGAAGAACCTCATGATGTAACTAATGAATGGCTTGACGGAAGACCACTCGCTCTGCAGTTCTACTACGGCCCGGAAGAACGTAACCATCCGATCGTCAATCTCCCTGACGATGTTAATGAAGATGACATTTACAGACTTTATGTTGAAGATAAGGATGATGACCGGTACAACGGCTCTATTTGGCTTTATTTCAAAGTGGCTGACGGTCGTTGGTTTCCATCACAGGTTACGCTCAAAATGTTCGACAAATCAGGCTACGATTTGGATACAAACTGGGATACTCCTTTTGTCAAAGAACTTCGTGACCAAGCAGCTATAATCTTTGATAACTCCAAAAGTTTAGTAGAACGCTTAAAAGCCCGTTCCAAAATTTATGGATTACTCTATTTCCTTGAAAGAGACGAAAACGATAGACCTTTTACACCTATCATTTTTGATGATGAACGCGTATCAATTTTGAATACTGGCGACTCTGCAAGTGAGAACTTGGAATCTCCTGAAGCATTAATCCGCTATATCTACGAGAATATCGAAACCCGCATATCTTTACATGATCATTATTTCGAAAAAGGAGAAAAGCCATATCAGAATATGCCATACGAGGATTTCATCCTCCAGAGTGGACTCCTTTCAACTACTCACACTGTTGCCGGTAATGTGAATGGCGGTTTCACAGTATATGAAGGCACTGAAAACAAAGTCCAAAAGAAGCCTGTCGTAAGAACTAAACCTACTCATTCTACTGAACAACGCAAACCTTCCGAAAATATCAAAGTATCTATTGACGGCATAACCCGTGTTTATTACAGAACAAAGGTCGGAGATAACTTTATCGTCACTGACAATGAGGCTAAAAAACAAAACCAAAAAATATCTTCTCTGATTTCTGCAATAATCGACAGCTTCAACATACAAAATAAGGTAGTATCTTTCCAATTCAGCGGACGCACATACTTGGCAGAATTGAATTATCCCACAGAAGATTCAGTTGAGGTTGCTTGGATGGGTACCGAAAAGCAATACTCTGAACGGAAAAAAGAAAAGGCTATGAAAGAAGCTGTTGAAGGTACAATCACCGGCACTAAGTCCCCTGCTCAACTTAGAGCAGAAAAGCTCAGCAATGCCCAAGACCAGTTCCAAGACTTTGAATTTGCAGAAGACGATTCTGCCGACGGCATTACGCTGAATGCAACAATCACTAATTCATTAGGTAAAGATGTGAACTACACTTTCAAAAAGTGCCACAGGATTGTTCTACGCAACTTCCCTGACTCCATCGTCTATGTCGGCTCTTTCGTCGGTGAAAATGGTAAGTTGGATACACAGTGTTTAACTGTTATTGTATGCGACAGGGACGGCAATGTCGTGGGATTTGAGTCATTCGATAACAATGATGGCTTAAAAACACGCAAGCCAAAGATGTATCCTAACGACGCATTCAACCGTGCCGCAGGTGTTTCTATCCCGAATTGGCTCGAACAGCAGGGACAGCAGTTATCTGCCGATGAAAAAGCTCCTGCTCCCAAAGAAGCTCCAATTCCTAAACACAATCCAGAAAACAAAGCTCCAAGGACTCGTTCTACCAAGACAAAAGAAGATACCGGCACAGAACCTAATCTGAAAAGCAGCCAGCAAAAATCTTCTAATCGTATTGAGCCAAGCGCGGATGCGATCACCATGAAGCCTAAGTACAAAGGTGCCTCGGAAGAGAATTGGGAAAATCCAGCGAATGACGGGCTTTACCATGACGACCCAGAATTGGTAAGACTTTGGAACACCTACTGGTCTCTGAATACGCTTGAACGTACCGAATTCCTTATGGAACACCCCGACTTCTTGAAAGGTCCTCTACCACTCGCACAAGCTGTTGACCATCTTTGGGAAATGGTGAACCGTTCTATCATTCGCAGATACCAGGAACAAGCAGAAGGCCCCGACGAGCATGGCACCATTAAGAAAGACGATGACGGCTACTGGCGTTGGAGTATTCTATTCCGCAATGCTCTTAAAGACGGCGAAAGCGATGAGGTAGGGAAGCAGCGTATCGTTCAAGAAGACATGAACAAATGGTTCGAGAAAGCCGGATTCACTTTCGGACCGTACAAGATAAAGGGCTCAGACTGGCTCCCATTCAAACGTGAATGCCTAAGCCGTGTATTATCAATGCCTATGGAACAAGGCCGCAAATGGGTAGAACAGATGTCAAACGCGACAAAAAGCGATGCCAAGGCTCTTGCTGAAACCCTCATCAACTGCCACTAATCAATATCACCAAATTAAAAAGGGTAGCCAATTTTGACTACCCTTTTTTTGATTATATTATCTATTCCTTCTATCTTTTCTATCACCTCTATTCTTTTCGACTATTTATACCCTCCCTCAAATATCGTGAATGCATAGTCCTCAGTGGTTAATTCATAGGCCTTCTTAATTTGTGAATACCAAGGTATCAAGCTCATCAAAGCCTTGTAGCCTTTGGAATGACCTTCATATCTTCCACTCTCGTAATAATCAAACCAACTTGCAGGATTAATTACAGTAATTACATTTGAGGTAACATTCACAGCAGCGGCAGGAGACCTGAGTATTTTTAGTCCTTCTCCGATAATGTCAAGACCAGGAGTCATTGCAGCCGTTTCCATATACAAACGGTTCAATTGATACTTCAATTGCCTACCCCACCAACTGTCAAGACTGTCAATCCATTTCTTGTCATCGTCGTCATCACCTAGACCGAACAGGCCTCTCCCTAGCAATATCATCAAAACTACTTTAAAAAATGTCTCTACGCCAGCCATCTTGATATTGGCTTTCTCCTGTTCACTCAGTTCATTCCAGACGGTTTTTACCTTGAAATTTTGTTTTCTGATGTCACCTATCCAACGGAATACCGTCCGATAGTACCCTTCTACCCAATCGTCTGCACTTGCCGACCAGTGGGATTTGCCATAACGTCTGCCAATACTTGCTGGCATCCATTGTCTGAACTGCATGACAAATCGTCCCCATATTGAACGGTTTATCATTCCCTTGTCCAAGGCTCCGTATGCTCCGTGCATTCTATGGTTGGCATATTTCAGCTGCTGCTTCTTTTTCTCGAATTTCTTTCTATCGAATTCTTCCCATACCACTTTGTCACCTTTGCGGACTTCTTCTTTTGTAAGCCTCTTCCCATCTGCATCAACAGGGTTCCCTGCCTCGTCGGTTTTCATCACCATGGTGCCAGGTTTCACTCGCAAAACAGGAATCCCTTTTTCTTCATCTTGGACCACCTCATAACTGTCAAGGAGATTTGTTATTTTACCATCTGCATCTTTCGCAGCTATTCCATGTAACATAGCAAACATCGGTATGACATGCAAGTAATGTTCACCAATTTCCTGCATGAAGAACGAGGCACTTTCAAAACCATCGCCAATAATTCGATACATGGCATTGTTGTATGTCTTTGTTCGTGTGATGCCATCATAGAAGTCATCCAGGCAGTCATACTCTTTCACAAGCATATCAAGCTTGTTGTCTTTCACATTGGCACCAATCTGTCTAAAATGACCGCACAATCCTGCAAAGTACCTACCATTTGCAATTCGCAAATCATTAATGTTGAAAAGACGCCCACCGGTAGAACTAATAAATATCTGCTGCGCTCCCATAACGATATTGTTAATACCGCTAAACACGTTTAAGCCCATTCCAAGTACGCTTACGTAATTCTTCACTGCATCCCCAACCTTGGTCAACATGATGTCTTTCGAACCTATCTTGATACTCGATCCTGCATTCTTCCTTTTGCCATAAACGGCACTCAATGTATATTGGTTGAGCAATTCACCCATACGCAACTGGGCCGCTTTCATGGTATGCTCTTCCTCTCTTTCTTCCTTGAATGCTTTGTATCTACGAAATAATTGGTAACTACCTGACCGTTGGGCTACCTCACGATCCATAAGCTGCTGCTTTGTTAGTTCTAACAAATCAACAATATTCGACATTTCATCATAGTTGATAACCGATGCGGCGAAGGCAAGCATGGATGCGGAAAAGTCAGTGTTAAGGTCCTGCATATTGTCTAGGCGTTTCACATAGTATAATGGTACCCTATCATAGATGTTACCATGTGCATCAACGGTGACATATCTCTTTTTTTCTTGCTTGTCCATGTCCTTTTTGATTCCGGACTCGGTATCCACGCTTTCATTGTCACCAAAATCAAGTTCAGTCTCTCGTTTTGCAAACAGATCTTGGATGCGTTGCCATAAGGCTTTGGGCTTTATTGACTGTAGTCCGCTCTTTCTCATCATTACCGCCTGATGGACTCGCATGGAACCTTTGGGTGTCAACCCTGTAAGTTCTTTCTTTATCTCCATCATGGCATCATAGTATTCGCGTTGTGCTTCTGTCAATTTGTCAAGGGCATCAGATGGATAAAGATTCTTTTTGGGTACTTTTTCCGTATGGGTAACCTTTCTTCCATCAGGCCCCATCACTTCATATGACACTTCTTTCGTCCTTTCCTTCTCCCATGCCAACAAACGTCGATAAATCATACTGTTGCTTAGCGGTTTTCCTTTAGCGTCCAAAGCCCTTGATGTCTTTCTTTCTTCTTTGCCATCTACCCTTCTCCATACAGCCGGATTTTCTTCGCTTACATCGCCTTTCAAATAACGTTTGAATTGCCGTCTTTCTTCATAGTATCTGTTATAGTCAATTTCGTCTATGATGTCGCCTGTCGGGTTTCCGTCATGGTCAAAGACATACATGAATTTTGTGTCGAGCTTGTTCTTTTCGGCCTGTTCCTGTATTTTTCCTATACGGTATAACATTTCTTGCAGACGCTTATCTGTACGCATCCTAGCTGTCTTGACAATCCTGTCATATAAGGAAAGCAATGGATCCCCGGCATCTTCCATGGCACATACTAGCCTGTCAAACATCGACACATCGCTGTCAGCTCTTTGCAGCAGGTCTTCCAGAACAAATGCGTCACCTTTGTTTCTACCCATCGTTGCCACTTTGTCATCACCCCAATATTCTTTGAGGAAACTATAAACCAAATTAAATCGCAACGATTCATAGATACCGTTTGTCTCAGTGATAAGTTGGTTGAAATCCTTTGCCGCATCCTTTAATGCGGTTATCTGTTCATTAGTAAGCGACTTTATCACTTCTTCACCCAAGGTCTTGTCAAGGTTTACCAGCTGGCTTACAAAATCCCCATACACATTGATGAAGTCATACAGATTACGCAATGTCGAGGCTGTATCTTTCATCCTTCTCAACCGCAGTTGGTCGCTACCAACAGACAGTTTGCCTTCTTCAATAATCTTGCTATACAGCTTCAGTTGAGCCTTGATGGATTTCAGCTCATCCATACCGCCCTTAAGGAACTGGGTAATACTACTATAATATCGCTTGTTTTCTATGCGTTCTGTAATAGCATTAAGCCGTAATCGTTCTTTCTTGTTTATCTTCTTGCTTCTGTTTCTACGCTGCACAAGTGTGAGCCTCTTTATCTCTGTCGTCACAGCCTCTTCAGCAAGGTCGGAAAGTGTCTTGATGTCTCGATTTAGTTTGTAAAAAGCCTCGCTTTCTAAAACATGGTTCTTGTCAAAATCCGCCAGTTGCCTTTCGTCGAATATATCATCCGCTATCCTGTTTACGATGGTCGGCACATCACTCAACAGGTTATTGACAGTCTGGTCGTTTATCCTTAGCACACTACGTTTAATCCAATCCCATATTCTGCAGAGCAAAGGCTTGGGTGACTCTTTCTGCTGCAATTCAATAGGATTCCCTTGTATGTATGATGCTAGTAGTTTACCGGCAGCCTCCTCTCGCAATTTAAGGAAGTTGTTGTCATACCTTGCCACATAATGGTCATACTGGTCCCCGAGTATCTGTTGCACCGCTGTTTCATCCAATACTGCGATTAGTCTTTGTACTAACGGATTTGCATGCATACCACTCAACCAAAGATGTGCAAATTCCTCTGGGAAGGATTCTTCCCCCATTTCTCCTTTGGCTATGCTTATAACTGTCAGAAGCCCCTCGGCATTTGGCCTTGCATCTACGCCGCTAAACCTGCCGTCAAAGCTCTCACTCTCTATCACATTGACATCAAATCCCAATGTACGCAAAACGCCTCTCAGTTTTTGGTTTAATGCATTCTGGAACACCATTTCTTCTTTGGATCCAGCATTCTCTATCCCCACATTGTTTACTTTGATGACAAATCCGTCACCGCCACGTTCAATTGTGGCTACTTTGTCGGGATTCTTTTCATTAAATGCCCTGATACGCTTACTTATTTCTTCTGCATCTGAATATGATTTTAGCTTACCATCTGACGTTATGGCTCCCAACTCATATTTTTCTTTGGTGTTGTTATTGTCGGCCACCTCTTCATCCAAGCGTAGCTTTTCTATTAACGAAGCCATTGTAACTTCGCCATTCTCGTCAAGCTCTACTCCGTCCATCTTACGAAAGGTAGGCGTTAGCGATATGTTATAAGCCTCAGACGCAAGCGACCTGTCCCCTTTTGTGTAGTCGATAAGACTTTTCCAAAGGGGACTTTCCTCACCATTACTCAATGTCGGTGTTATCTTACAAGATTCTCCCATTCCTTATGTTTTTAGTTACATGATTTGTCTGGATTTTCTTCAATCTCTTTGTTTATCTGTCCTGCGATTTCTCCCAGTTTTTCAGATAGACTTGTCTTACGGATATTCCGCTGTTCTATAGTTTCTTTTGGTGATCTCTTACGATACTGGTTTTGCTTTTCTCTCGTATCTTCATCAATCATACTGAGCATGTCGGCTGCAGCTGTCCGCCTGTCGTACTCTTTCAAGTTGTACCTTACCCCAAGTTCGTTGGCTTTGGTGTATAGCACTTGGGAATTGCTACTCATTCTGTGTGACGGTATTTTAACCATCAGCTGGCGGTCCAAATACTTTTCTTTGTTTGTTACTGCAACAACCAACGCATCTGTGTCTTCAGCTGTAGGCACTTCATTGTATTCCTCGATAAATTTCTCATTATAGGCATGATTGAGGATAAACTGCATGATGAAGTTGTCACAATCATTATAAGTCATTACATTACTTGATGAATGATCCGAGGAATGTCTCTTCAATAATGCTTCTGGGCTTTGCAGGCTCTCGATATATCTTCCTCCCAATATCTGTTGTCTTAGCTCCGGGGGTGCCAAATGGGCAAAATTGCGAGGTAGATAACCAAAACCACCTCGTGAAACAGCATAGATAAAGAGATTCTGAGCAAATTCCCTTTCCGTTATATCTCCATTCATCATTTCTGTCCAGGCATTTGATATAGCCTGTTCTCCATCACGTCCGAATTGAGAAGTGACAGTTTCGATGACACGTATAGGCATCCTTCTGTTCTTTCTGTTCACTCTCAATGCCTGGAGAAGCGGATTGTCTTTGTATTTGCTTTTCCGTTTCATACTCATTAATGTCGTCGGCAGATTCTTGAACAGACGTTTTTTGTTATTATGTCTCTCCTTTACGTCTTCACCTGGCAGCCATCTGGGTATGTCTGTTACTGCATATAGCATAAAGTCTTTGGCCAACTCGTCTATTTCATCATTGTTCAGACGTATGCCATGATTTGTGAAATAAGAAAGGATATATTGGAACTGGTCAGTGTATTGGATGAAATACTTGCCAAACAACAGCTCCGATATACTCTTTGTCCTTTCTCCCATATTGATTGTTGTGTCGTAAAACGCTTTGAGGATGGGCGACACTTCTGTTATACGAACGACCCTTCCATTGTCATCGTATGTTCTAAATCGTGTCTCTCCTTCGGCATTTGGACTATACAGCCGCTCAACTCTATTGTACATGGCAACATTATCTGATACTCTTGGACCCGGTGCATTGGTGACACTGTTGAATTTCGTTGCAAAAGTGAGGTCGCCTAAGTCTGTTCCTATCTCTTTCAAGCCACTGAACAGCATCAGCAGGTTCTCGTCAAGTTCTCGTTTTGCATCACCGTCCATTTGTGCCAGTCCATGTTCGGCTTTTATATTCTGTTTAAGTACGTCAGGCTTGAAACAGAATGCATCATTAAGATGACGTGACAGGTTCGCTTTCTCTTTCCTCCAGTCTTTGTCAAAACGTGACTTATACACATCTGATATTACATCTTGAATATCCACATAATGGCCTGTATTGCTTCTACGCTCGTAAATCTCGGTGACTTCTTTGATGATAGGCTGCGACATCAACAAACCCACCGTCCTTGGACTAAAACCAAGACGTATAAGCACCATGGCTGCATCTACTGTCGTGGTGTTGATGTTCATAAAACTCAGCACTGGGTCTTTGGCGGTATCGACAGAAGCCGCAAGATAACAAGCGATGTTCTTACTGATAAGGTTTTTGTCTAAGGCTCTCAGTTTGTCTATCGTGTTATTCATGTCAGGGCCTACAGTTATTTCTTTCCCGCCTTCCTCTATCTTGAATATGAAAGGCACATCCCTCATCCCACTTACTTCGTATGCCTTCGATGTCATGCGGACTGTGGTCGGGTACATGGATATGAAGCCGTGGCTCGTATTATTGTTGGCGAAAACACCAATCAGCTGGCCACCGGTCATATTCTGTTTGTGGAAATAGACCTGTGTGCTGGCGAAGCAGATGTTTCGTCCGCTCTCCATAGAACTGCCCTCACATTCTACTACCTCTTTGGCTACTTCTCGCAAATTCTCAAAGTTGCCCGGGTTGAAAAGCTTTTCCACAGTGTCTGCGTTGGTAAGAACAGAATACTGCATCATCAGCACTTTATTGTCTCTGCCTTCACGTGTAGTCAGATTCTTACTAAAATGGAACCTACTTGCATAATCTGCTTTCCCACGATATTTTTCTTCATCTTCTTCTGCTTCAATATAGTCTTCTGGCTTCGCTTTCTCAGGGTCATAATCATCATTTGGCTGCATTGACGGCACCATGATGTACATTTTGTCAATGTCGAAGTCAGATCCGCTCAACGTGGTAATCTCGTAAGGCATCATCACCACTTCTCCCGCAGCTCTGGGCGTGAAACCAACTATCTTCATAGGCACCATGGAATACTTATCCTCAGTAGGAATACGATAGCCAACAGCCTTTTCAAGCCATGCATTGTCTTTGGCACTAATAAGATGCAAGTTCAAGGCTTCTTCCAGTGTGTAGAATTCACCTGTTCTATTCCCATACTCGTCTCTTTTTTCCAAGATGTCTGCAAGTTCTTCCGAAGGTATGGGTATCATGCATTGGAAACATTTTGGCGTAATTCCGTCTGCCTGATACTCAATCTCCAGCCGTCTGCTCAATCCATAAGCAGATGTTTGAACAACAGGGCCACCAGTAACTTGTTGTTTATTGATACGGCTCTTGATAATGCTGTTAAGCAACGCCTCTATCTTCTGTGCTTGTGTCGGGTCTGTAAGGGGTATATTGAAATCACCGTTACTGTTCAGTGAAACAGAATAGGTGAGGTCGATGTTGTATTTGCTGTCTCTACGTATGGATTCTTTCAGCAATTCGGATATGACTTGGTTACGTTGTATCTTGTCAGCCGATTCCAGACCCAAGTCATGGACCAACTGCTGATAGTCTTCCATGATATTCTTGGCTATCAGCTCTTGGTATTCGTTCTGCAATGCCCGACCGCTGATTGTATTGCCAAACATCGGTATGTCAAACATCGCCTCGTTATGCAGGTCTGTGATAGACAAGATACGCATTTGGCTTCCCATCTGCTGCTCATGGTCCTGGAAATGGTCAGGCACCGGCTGCTGGATGCCGTATTCGCTGTAGCTAACCTCATCAACATAATCACTGTTGTACCTGTCGCCCATCACATCGTCCATGTGGCTTTCGTCAGCATATGCTGCATCGGAAAGGATGCCCATTAGCTCGCTGTATGTTCTGTGTTTCCCATCTACCGGATTGATGTCTATTTCTCCACTCAGACCGCTTTTAATAGCACTCTCAAATTGGATGGTATCTATACCTTTGCCATTGTATGTTCCTTTGCATATAACGAAGCCATATTTCTCTGTTTTGGGTGCTTTTTTGCCTACTCTATGGAAGCCTTTTTTATCAACAACATATTCAAAGCCGTCATCACCTTTTACCTTAACACCGTCTGCGACTATGTTGTTGTTCATCCAAATGTGTCCGTCACGGTAGATCGCACGTCCGTCATAAGCAGTGCCCTCCATGAAGTCGAACATCGCTATAAGTTCATCACCAAACTGTATTCTGCTGTCACCTGCAGTTTCATTTACACCACGCAGGATAGCATCAGCAAGGAATATCATATATTCACTGTTCTTCTCCTGAATCGGGACTTTTCTGTATGGGAATACGGCTGCTCCACCGTCACTGACTTCCGGAGCATAGTTGAGCTTGTCCATCTGTGCATAAACAAAGCCTTTCAACGGCTGACATAGAAAGTCAAGGTCATTCACGTTGAAATTGCCGCTTATGATACGCTGGTATGCCTCTTCTTGCTTGCCACTCATATCCCACTGGCCCTGCATGGCAGCACGTTTCCTAAACGATGTAGGAGAGCAATAGCCTTGTGCGTTTGCCACATCGTTTTTGTCGAACATAGGTACGACTGTCTTTTTCAGATTTTCGTAATGGGTAATAACAGCCTCGCGATCTACACCGTCTTTCATTTCTCTCTTGGCTTTCTCTATAAGATAGTCAAAAGCATCTGAGACGGCTTTCTGTGTTTTCTCAATAGGCACCAAGAAGTCTTTCAGCTTCATGCTTCTCTCTATGCCATCAGAAAATCTATGCTTGCCCGTCGAATCCTCGTATGTGGCGGTCTCATTCAATCGCATGGCGGGCGAATGCAGCTGGGCATAACGCTTCTGGAAGTCTTCTGCGTTCTTGTAATATGCTATATCTGTTACGGTGAGCTGGATGATATTGACAGAAGCAAAGAAGTCGTTCCAAACAAACTCACTGATTTTATTTTTCATTTGTTCTTCCAACCAGGCTCTATCATGCTTCTCCAAATCGTCTTTCATAAAGAATTTGTCTATCCAATCATAGACATCTACATCTTTTCTTTTGTCTTTATCATATCTCTTATGGGTATCAAAGAGGCCCATCTTCTTCCAGTATTCAAATTCCTCGTCACATTTGGCCTCCATAAAATTCGAGATATGCCTTTGAGCCGCTTCATCGAAGGCCATATAGTCAAAATCTCGTCCATTGAGATATTCAACAATATATGAAAGTATTTCGTCTTCTTTGTTCAAGAATGACAAAAACTTAAGATTTACTCCGTTTGCATCGGAAGACTCTGATATAATTCTCTTCAAGTCTTTCAATGTCAAGTTGCCGGTCTTATATCTGCCAAGTTCCTCTGCAAATTTCTCCACGTCCTTGGCACTCATGTCAAAATTCTTTGTTGGCAGGCTCCCATCAACACAGGCTTTGTTCAAGATGTCTTTCATCCTGTCCATTTCCTGCAATAGAGTATCCACCAACTCATGAGGTATCATGCTTTGGCACTCTTCCAAAGTGTAACGTTTCCATCGTACAAACTCACTGCTTGGCTTGTTGGAGAATATTGGCATTCTATACCACGCATATCTTTTTTTGTCATTAACTTCATGTGGCTCATGTTCCCAATAGTCAAACTCTGTAAGCAATGAAAGTGCATATCCAAGTTCAGATAGTTTTGTGTATTCAACATCATTGAATGATAGCTGGACTTTATAATCCAGTTCGGCACGCATCCGTTTTCCGTCTTCGCCATTCAATTCCCTCAACCATGCATTTCTCCAAATTCCGTTCTTCTTAAACCATTTGTATCTTCCGAAGTTTTTCTCAATGTAGGCATCGTATTCCTCGTCACTCATGAAGTTCTCATGGTTCCCCAGTTCGTCAAACAAACGCATACTATACGATGGTGTGGCAAAGGTATAATAAGTCTTTCCGTCACTATATGCAGATGACTCTACCTGAGCCTCAATATACCCTTTGTATTTTTTTTCTAAGAGGTCTTTGAAAAAATGATATCCAGTCTTTTTTGAACGGTCACCATCCATTAACAATTTTGTCGGATTATCTCTCATGACATTCATTATTTCCAACACTTCTCCCATAAACCATTCACGTTCATTTCTTGTCTCTTTACTCTCAAAATGGTCTTCAAGATAGTCACCGACGACATCGGGGTTAAGCATTCCAAGGCCAATATCGTAATACTGTTCAGCCATCTGCTCGGCTAATTCCTTTATGAATGTTTCTCTCTGTTCGCCTTGCATGCTTTTATCTCGGTTCAGCCACTTCTTACGCACTTCTTCTATTTTCTCTTTGGCTACTTTTATCTTCTCTTTGTCAAACAAAGGCATGTTGTCAGATGTAACCATTCTACCACTATCATCTTTCATTGTAAGTGACGAGCCTCCGCTTCTCAGCAGATCGCTTGCTTCATCGATAGCCGTTGTAACGCTACCCCTTTCGTTAAGCACATGTGTCCTAAACTCGTATGTTTTTAACTTACTATTCCATGTAGCCTCAACGTATGTGTATGTCAATGTGTCTTTTCTGAAGTTCTGGAAGAACTCGCTTCGTATAGGCTCTTCTTTTATCGCATCAAGGACTTCATACAGCCACGGATTGTGGTTTGCATGACGGTTTAACTCCCTCTCCATTGCTTCTATAGTGTAGCACCCTCGCAGCCAGTTAAGGCATTTCTCAACAGCTTTCCCTGCATCTACATATACTGGCATGTCATATCCATACCTGTCTTTCTGCATCGGGTCAATCATACGTCCGAACAAACGGCGTATCTGCTTCGACAATGTCTCTCTCGCACTCAGCTGGCGCTGTCCGACCATCCAGTATTCTCTCTCCTGTTCCTCTCTCGCCACAATGTCGTTCTGCATGGAACGCTCATCATCGCCTTCTTGCTTGACCATCTTCGGCTTTGCGATTCTCAGCTGCCTGTTCTCTAACTCAATAAGCTTCGCACTGCCATACTCCATGAAGGCATCGAAATGCGTGTAGATGAAATCAAGTTTCATCTTGTCTCCGTCTTTCGCATTATCAGCGTTAAAGTACATTTCTTTGACGTACTTGAAGACATTGTTGATGTCTATAAGGTCAAGGAATTCCTCTCTGGACAGTCGTGCCAAGTCTTGCTCTGCAGTGTCACCATGGATTTCCATGAAATGTTTAAGGTTGTCCTCTCCAGTAGTCCCCTGCAATATGGCATTCCTGTACACTGACTTCTTCCTCATATTGTCTATGAGGGCAGAAACCATGGCGACAATGTTGTTTCCAATATAGGAGCATTCGGTCTGCGATATGCCCACATCGTTATGCCTTACCTCGTAAAGCAGCTGGTCTATATAGGGCTGTGAGTATTCCCTTACAAAGGCCTGACGGTAGTCTTCCAACGGTATTTCCTGTGTCTCTAAGCTGGCCACATAATCGTCATCTTCCCAGTGCATGGAACCAGTCTCATAAACGACAGGGCCTTTCTGTTCGCTGAACGGCACCCACTGCAGCTGCAACATGATAGGCTCGCCCTTGTACAGCAATACGCCATCCTCATCTTCTTCATAGTTATGCTTGATCTCCTGCATGCTCCCAAAATCACTGGCGACGAAATCCAGCGGATATTTGTACGGGTCTTCTTCGTTCTCGAAAGCAGGGCAGACGACATTGAAGCCAAGGACATTGGTGCCGGTGATACGGCTGTTCCCTTCCTCGTCAATGAATATGCCGGGGCTGCTGGTCTCTAACATGGACTTGTATGCAGATGTCTGCACTCCATATCCGACTAGCTTGTCAATATCGCTTTCCCCCTGCCGCTGGTAAGGGTCTGTCCTAAATGTCTTAAAATCTATCACCCTATACTTTACGCTCTTGCTGTCCGAGTCGTAGTAGGCAAGGAGCATGTCAAGAGTTCCCACCATGGTCTCGCTTTTCCCGTCATGATTGTACCTCACCGCCATGGGAAACTCGTTGGTGAACACTTTCCAGTTGTTCTTGCCGTATGCTTGGTCGAACGCATCCGTCACTTTCAGCAGGCTGTTCAGCAGGTCCGCTCTGCCTTCCTTTGTCATGTTCTTCGTCAAGAAGCCGCTCCTCCCCGTGCTTTCAAGCAGCTGCTCCAGCTCGTCAAGCTGTCCCATGCCAAGTAATTCCGACATCTTGTCCATGGTCGCCTTGTCTAGCATGAAGAAGTCACGGCAGAAGCCGTCCAAGATATTACCTATTGCGACTGCCGGACGCGTATAGGGTGCCATACTGGCTTTGTCGGCTTCCGTCATTTCTGACAGCCTACCATACGACAACGTGGCCTTGCTCTTAGTGACGCTCGTGTCGGCTGGTCTCCAATAACGCCCTTTGTCATACCAGCCACCAGGCACCAGCTTGTCTGTGGCTATGCCATACAAATGATTGTTCGCAAAGTCGGGATGCCGGCATATGTCGTTATTGTTCCTTTCCATCATGGACTCTACATCCATGATCGCCCTCTGCAGCTTGCTCGGGTATCTCAGCAGGTCTTTCCTTATCGGCTGCCGTTTCTCCATGACCTGCCCCTTGCCATAGTACACCCGCTTCGGATTGAACCCCCTTCCGAAGTCCCGGAGGACCAACATCTCAAAGTCCTCCAGCGTCATGCTGTCTATCTCGTCTCTGCTCCAAACACCCATAGTGTCTGCCAAATATCTGAAAAATTCTGTAAGCCACTCCCTCAAACGACCGATTATTCCAGCCGCTCCTCTCTTCTTCTCCATCCTCGACAGTAACGCCTCCCCCTTGGCTCCCGTCAGCCGAGCATGCACCTCCGAGGCAATAAGAAACTCTCTACGCTCTGCCGGCATGTCTTTCCACTTCTGCCCATAGTCAGCCGAACTCTCTACCTCTCCCCAGACCGATGTCTGCTTCATCAACTCAACTCCCCTCCCCCACAGCTCCGGGTTCGCATGCGCTACCGCCTCGTCCCACAAATGCGTGTACTCGTGCAACGGCGTGTCCGCATCTAATCCTTCCTCTCGTAAATAGATGTCTCCATCGCTCACATATCCTACCACTTCCCCATCTACTCTCTCTATAACGTCTCTACCCTCTCTTTTATTGCCCTCTTCTTCTCCTTCTATACGTTTAACTCCTATCCCAATCGTCTCTAACTGCTTTACAACAGCATTCACTACTCCCTCTCCAGCTTCCTCTTCCTTCTTACCCTCCACAGGCTTCGCTAACCGCACACTCATGTACCCTCTCGCATTCCTCACTACCCTCACATTCTCCTCACCAAACATCTCTTTCAACAGCTCTACCTCTCTCGTCATTTCTGCCCCATCTACATACTCCTTCCTATCTACTCTCTCATATACACTATCCATCATCGCGAACAAATCCTTGCTCACGCCTACTTCTCTCCCTACCATGAAATACCCTCTTAACCACTCCCCTAACTCTTTATCACTCTCTTCTGTCCACTCCTTCCCACTCTCTTCCTGCCATCGCATTATCCCAGTCTCTAAGCTCAACACGTCTACATCAAACTCTCTCTGAAACTCCCGAAACTGCTCATTGCCCGTATTTATACAACTTGCCATATTCTTTTTCCTTTTTTCTGCAAAAATACTAATTTCCTCCATCCCTCTCCCCAAATAAAAGTTTCAGCCTTTACTCTAACACCCTACACACAAAAATTTTTTTTTATTTTTTCGATTTCAATTTTATCTGCGGAAAGGTGGGATAAACCTCTTACCCCCTCCCCCCTTCTCAGAGGATTGGGGTTATACCCCCACCTATGCTGCTTGCTGGACTTTTCATGGCGAGCGCCAGGAGCCTCGCCCGCGAGCCTGCCGAGCAGCCATGCGCTGACCCAGCAAAGGCCGCAGTAAGACGCTGCCGTGACATAAACCACCACGACAGCGCGGGAACCCTACACCAAAGATTGGGGGCATAGGTATGGTAAACACCAAGTCCCAGAGCAGAGCCATGCAGATGCCTCTTATAAACAACAAAGAAGTCTGCTTTGGGCCAGTATAATGGCAAAAGAATTTGCTACTAATGTACAAGAACTGGGAGAGTTCTTAGCATCTGCTCAATTGGCTGAAAAGCCAATGATTGGGCGGAAGAATTTCGGATTCCGTCTGTGTGACAAACGCAGACGGGTGATCCGCGTTAACAACATGTCCGTCCATATATCACCAGCAAAGCTGCGTGACAAGGATGGGGATGTGGTTTTGACCAGCGACGGACATCCTGTCCGCTGCGTGCCAGCCAAGCTGTACAACGGCTTGGACGAAGGCGATCCCTATACTGAATATAGGGAAGAAATCGCTGATTTCATGCGTAATGTTCTACCGTTCGGAGACTGGAAAGTCGGCCAGGTCGAGTTCGACCCCGACAATGTCAAGGAATGGCCGATGGCGTCTGAATGGTCGCCAGCCAAGATTCGTAAGTGGTGCCATGAGCATCCTTACTGGCTTGTCTGGTGGCAGCCAGCAGAAGTCGTCGACAATGATGTCGACGACTTGGCAAGTGTTGAGGACTTCTTCTCCACAGAGGCTGTCGCTGATGTCAACGAAGTTCTCTAACTTGCTTGTACAATGACAGGGTGGCTACGCCCTTTCAGCCGTTCATGGTACGCCCTTGGTGAACGGCTTTAACAAACCAAAAGTTGCGCACGACACGTATTAGTGCATACTACAATGACAAGAAAAGACTTTACCAGCATTTTGCTGGACAACAGCATTGATTATATAACAATTGTCCGCGTTCCTGACTGGAACGGAGGTCACAGTTATAAAGCTGTGTTGAATGAACCAGATTATAAAACTGGTGATTTTGAATACATCGAATTTGAAGGAGATGCCTCAAAAGCTGCATCTCATCACTCGATGGAGTTCTATGCGCATCGTGAGCCTTTCCACGAAGAGGCTTACGACTTCTTTGATGGTTCTCTTGCTGACCTAGTTGTAGAAGAACTAGGTCGAATACAAGAGTTCCGTGAAGCACAGACTGGCACATTAGAGCCAGCCATGTGAAAAGATTACCCCGGTGGGACACGAAAGTGTCCTATCGGGGTATTTTTTTTTACACCTTTTCCACCTATCCTTTCTCCACTTGCCCCCTTGCTTGGGGGGGGGCTGGCACCCACCTATGGCGTTTATGGACTTTCCATGGCGTGCCGAGGAATACGGCCTACGCTTATGTTTAACTTAATATTGAAAGAAATGAAAAAGGAAAACAAAAACATGGTAACAATACCTGCAACAACATTAAACTGCCTTAAGCAGATGTTGTTCTCAAAGGAAAACGGCGTTGATTTATCATCTATCATCAAAGACCTCTCATATGGTGAGATGGATGACCTGACATCAATCAACGTAGCATTGGTGTTCAACGGCATTGTGCCTGATATAGACACCAGCAATCGCTACAAAGAATGCTATGCATCGTTCTATCGCTATCAGTGCAAGGGTGTGTCTCTTATCAGTAATACTGTCAAGACTCAAAAGACTGAGTTCAATCCTAACGAGAACTTAGGCTTTGAGGCTTCCAGTTATTCTGTTGAAGAGATAATGAGTGTGGAAGATTGGCTAAGCCTGAACCCTTCAAGCGAAGAAGTATATGAAGCTGTAGTCGCAAAAATCAAAGAAAGAGAAAATAAGTAAACTCTTTTTTTATTAACCCTAACAGGCTACGTGTATTCGTGGCAACATTATGGTATTTTAAGAATAGCCAGCGTGAGGTGAAAACCCTCAGTCAGTCTGGCCTGTGCCTTGCTCCCTAGGGCCTGAAAAGAAGGGGATGACAGTCTGGAAAAAGACAGACTTTTTCTTTGAATCCTTTTTATTAACCAATTTAATACTTAAAAAAATGAAACTGAATGAAATGACCGTTGAGGAGCTGGTCGCCCTCGTGAAAAAAGAAGGTTTGAAAATCAAAACTACTGGTAAGACTAAAGAGCAACTTATCAGCCTTATTGCTAAGGCAAAGCCCGAACTCGTTGCCGACGACAATGAGGAAGAGGAAGAAGTTGACGATACTGACGAACTCCTTGAAGTCCCCGAATGGGATGAAGACGATGTTGCCTCCGTCAGCATCGACGAGGTTATGGACCTCGACTGGTTCGAGGAGAATATCCTCAAGTGCGACATCCGCAAACTCGCCCGTCTGCCCCGCAACGAACAAGGACATGCCCGTATCGCTACCCGCAAGTGCCGCGTATGGCTCTGCGACGATTGCTTCCCGTCCGTTGACGAGGATGATCCGACCTACAAGGAAGAGGCCCGCAAGCTGAAAGGCATGGCTCATATCGTCACCATGACGAAAGCCGACCCGCTGTGCGCCCGTTCCGAGTGGTATAAGAAGCATGACGGCGAGAAAGCCATCGATTCCTATGGCAACCGGTTCAAGGTGAACTATGCCAAGGAAATGGCCCGCATCAACTACTTCATCCACGTGGACTCCTTCTCTGGCGAAGACACCGTCAGCGACATGGACGACCTGCTGTAAACCGCGACTTTTTTGGTTGGGGGAGAAGGAAACTCCCCCATTCCAAAAAAATGCGTATCTTTGCACCGCAAATTCTTTGTTATGCTGCTGCCCGCATCACACGCCATAAGTGGTGCGGGCTTATTTTTTTACAACCATGAAAAAGTCCGTTCACAAAACGACAATCTAATAACCTTAAAACATCACAATCATGAAAAAGACTGAGAAAATAATATTACTGGTGTTCTTCCTCGTGTGCTGCTGCTTAGCCTATGGGCAGACACCAAAGCCGTCGACATACACCAAGGGCGGCAAGACCTACATCAAGATAGAACAGAAAGACAAGCGCAAATCCTCCTACATACCCACAGGGTACTACGTCGAGTACAAGGGCAAGACGTACCAAGTATACTCGCACGTGTTCACACGCGGCAAAAGGAAGGGGCAGACCGCCTACTTCATTGTCACGGGAATGAACAAAGAGGGCAAGCCTAACTACAAGGAGCTCTCACTGGCATGAACCGCAAGCCTAAAGACGTGAGACCGACGAGGTACGTCATCGACGAGGGGGTGATAGCCAAAAGTCCCCTCTCCACCGGTGACGTCCTCGCCCTGCTCATGCTTTCTAACGGCGTGGAATACGTCGCCACGCTGAAAGACCTAGAGGACCGCGGTTATGTCATATACTTCCAGGGGAACTACTATCTCACGCCGACTTCTAAGGACATTCTGAGAGACCTTTTGCTGATGGCAGAGAAGACAGACGACAAAGAAAAGGCAGAGGACGTGGCAAAGAGACTCGTGGATACGTTCCCAGAGGGTCGGCGGGATAACAGTCCGCAGCACTGGAGGTGCAGCGTCAAGGAAGCCTCTCTACGATTAAGGGAGTTTTCCAAGATGTTCGGCACATATCCAGCCGACGACATCGTGGACGCAGCAAGGAGATATGTGGACTCCTTCGGAAGGGACAGACGGCTTATGCGGACATTGAAAAACTTTATCTGGAAAGTCGAGGAGGTTGACGGAGTTCCGCAGTACACGTCCGACCTAGCCGAATGGCTGGAGAACAAGGACGACGACGCAAAGCACAACAAAGAGCCGAGACACTTCGACATGGTGACGCTGGACTGAAAAACGCGGAAAGGGGTCACTGAGGGGCGAACGCGTCCGCCGTGGCACAACAGCCCACAACAACAGAGAACGCCAAAAA